CCTTCCCGATCCTCTACCGTATAGGCCAGCAAAGCCCAGCTTGGATCTTCTCGCATGTCAGGGTTCAAGTAGTCCACAAAGATCCTGCACACATTGCCATGAATTTCCTCTTTCTGGAGTGATGGGCAGGTGTCATTTTTCCAAGTGCTATTCTCCCAGCCATGCGGTGCCAATGCATGAAAGAGTTTGTTGAGCATGTCATAGTTATCGTAATCCTCATGCGGTACATCTGTGATCAGATAGTTTGGAAAGTGCATCTGTGCTTCCTCTCTTGCTTCCTGTGCGTCCTGAAATAGTGCGTTAACTTTTCCCATTTTCTTTCCCCTTTAGTATCCTAGGCCGTAGCCGATCATCAGTAAAACGTAGCCAGTGGCACATAGGCAAAGCAATGCCACAATATCTTTGAGCCAATCCATGCCTACACCTCCATAAGTGATGATGTCTTGTGAAAATATATGTGATGGCGCATAGATCCACCCCTCTCGCTCTTGTGCTTTGATATGCTGCCGATCTTAATATCCAACTGGCCCTCTGCTGTCTCTGCCCATACAGTAATTCTGTCGGGATACTCCGACTTAAAAAGGGCCAAAGCTCTTGTTGCCACTTCCAGCGTAGTTGTGTCTATGTCTAAGTGTGCCATCTTTAACCCTCCAATTCTTTTATGTACTGCAAGTATTCTTGCGCTTCTTTTAGCGTCCCAAACTCTTGCACGATACCATGGTCGTCAATTGTTTCCTCTATATGCCAAACCATTTGACCACTGCTACCCCTGCTACTTTTGATTGTTGGTCTTGTCATTTTTATTCCTCTCTCTCTTTTATACCAGCCCAAACAATCAGGGCCAAAACTATTCCAAAAACTAGGGGCATTGCCACCACGAAAGCGATAGGCATCATACCGCCACCGCTTCCACACATTCCACATGATAGCGGGAAACTACGTCACCAGTATCCAAGGCCTTGTTGGCACGATTACCCGCCACGTGTTCACACCATGTATTCCACCAGTATTCCGTGCCCTCAATCTGACACATCTCAACATATTTTGTCACTTTCTTGCGCTTGCTGGTCTCTTTCATTTTGGCTGGTGGAGTTTGCACGGCACTAGGTTTAAGGCCTAGGCGCTTGATGTTATGGCTATCAATACATGCCACGTTAAATCCAAACATCTGCGCCACGAAAGCCGCCTTCACCATTCCTAGGTTAGGCACTCGCATAAATAACATGATCACCTCCACACATGCCTCTACACTTTCCGTTCCCAATGTGTCTTTTATGTGGTTCACCTTGCCCCACAAGTATGCATCATTTTGCATGGTGTAATCGTATCCGTCACCTTTTAAGCCCCACATAAAACGGGATGCAGATCCGTTAGCATTTACATCCTCAATCTGGCCTAGGCATGTGGAAAGACCAGCTTGGATTGTTGATAGTGTAAAAGTAACTACCGGCAATACAGACTTTTTAGCGTGGCAGATATTAAGTATCTCTTGAACGTCTCTGGTATACATTGTCATTTTCCTTTTAGGTTATGTGTTATTTCTTGTTAGTAAGATATGCAGCACAAATAGAATTGCAAGGGGTTCAAATGTATTTTTTTCAAATTAATTTCACGTTATGTTTTTGACTATATAATATGCGATAAGATTTTCTAAATGTGATCACAAAATTATAGGGGTTATAGATGCTTTCACTATTTGTGATCACAAGCTGAAAATTCCTAGAGCTAAACCCAAACTAGTTTAAGGTTAAACCATATGGCAAAACATTTAGTTTAACGTTAAACTACTTTTGGAAATAATAGTTTAATATTAAACCATCGATACATAAGAGCTTGTTTATATAAGAGATCCTGGATATAACCGAGTGTCGCTTGGGGTAGGGGGCGTGGGCCAGGGCGGGGGTGTACGCTATATGTATATGCCCAATGACAGCGGGGGGTAAAAACGGTTCTGTTAACCACTTATGGAAATTTATGGTTTACAAGTATTACAGGTTGTAGCATTTACTAAGATTCTTGTAACACTTTAGGGGTGAGGTAACGTACTTGTAACATAGTTGTAACAATTCGTGATCACATTTAGTATAAATAAGGGCTTGACAAAAGTGCGGGTATCCATATAATTAATACTGTTAGTATATACTACTAGTAAAGCCTTTTAGTATAGACTGTAAGTAGTACTTATAAGTAATACTGTTAGCTAATACTAGTAGTCTTCTACTTATAATACTTATAATACTTATAATACTACTAGTAGTAACTAACAGTACCCTCTACTTCTCTTTATATCTATAAAGGTAAAATATAATTTTAGTCTCTGCATTTAGTCCTTGACAGATGCAGGCTAATAGATACAACTACTGGTGCATTGGTTCTAATAAAGATGTCTAAAAAAGTAAGATACTATCAGTCTGATAAAGTTCTAGAAGAATTCTACTTGGCTTTAGCTAAAGGTAATGAGAAGATACTAAGAAGGGTACACATCCCTCACAGTTCAGTCTTCTATGCTAGGGAAGCTTATTACAATCATTCAGGTGAGTGGATTACTTTAGACAGAATGGAAAGATCTATGTACTTAGAAGGTATGTTAAGTGCATATAATGTATTAGATCCTGAGAGAACAAGAGACTGGGAAGACTAATGGCTAAAACAGTGTTAGACGATTGGAAGGTACTACCCAGGCTTATGATGCTTGCGGTTACTGTATTGACTTACCAAGCAGTACACTGGTTTATGTCACTGCCAGATCCAAGTGTAGCACAGTCAGGACTTGTATCAGTTTGTATGGGTGCTCTAACTGGTTGCTTTGGCATCTGGATGGGCAAAGAGTCTAAGACTACTGTAACCCCAACACGTGTAGTACACGAAGAGAGTTATAACAAATGATAGGTCAACTTATAGGTGCAGTAGGTGGGCTAGCCTCCACGTATCTTGACAGCAAGGTAGCAGTGCAGAAGGCCAACGCAGAGATCCGTGTGAAGCAAGCAACTGGTGAGCTTGACTGGGACATAGCTGCAATGGACAGCACAAAGAACAGCTGGAAGGATGAGTGGATTACTCTTCTATTTAGCATCCCCCTTATCTTAGCTTTCTGTGGTGAGTGGGGTAACCAGATCGTACAGGCTGGCTTTACAGCACTTGAGTCTATGCCTACATGGTACCAGTACTCATTGGGTGGTATCGTTAGTGCTAGCATTGGTATGAGATCAGTATCTAAATTCTTTACAGGTAAGAAGTAATATGGCATTTAAACTTTCCAACCGTAGCTTAACTAAGATGGATGGCGTAGACGAGAGGCTCGTGTCTGTAGTCAAACGTGCCATTGAACTTACTAAGGTAGACTTTGGGGTTATCTATGGTTTGAGGACTGTAGAGGAGCAGGAGAAGCTTGTAGCTGCTGGCAAGTCTCAGACTATGAAGTCCAAGCACCTAGAGGGTAGAGCAGTAGACCTCATGGCATATGTAGATGGTAAGGGTTGCTGGGAGTTGAATGTTTATGATGACCTCTGTGATGCAATGAAAGAAGCTGCTAAGGAACTTGGTGTAGCAATCAAGTGGGGTGCAGCCTGGTCAGAGGGTGACATTAGGGACTATGCAGGTACGTCTGAAGATGCTATGATGGCTTACGTGGACTTAAGAAGGTCTCAAGGTAGAAGACCCTTTATTGATGGTCCTCACTTTGAGTTGATGTAATATGGCTATCGAGTACAGAGGTGAGAAGTTCGCAGGCTACAATAAGCCTAAGAGAACCCCTAAGCACCCTACAAAGTCTCATGCGGTCCTTGCTAAGGAAGGTGACACAATTAAGCTTATCAGGTTTGGTGAGCAGGGTGCATCCACAGCAGGTAAACCTAAGTCAGGTGAGTCCGATAAGATGAAGAAGAAACGTGCTAGCTTTAAGGCAAGACACGCAAAGAATATTAAAAAAGGTAAACTAAGCGCAGCCTACTGGGCAGACAAGGTGAAGTGGTGATACTATGATGAAAGTCGGCTTAATGATGGGTGGCGATACACCTGACGTAGACCCCAAGAATAAAGACCGTGCTGAAGAGTATTGGATGTATGGTGCTTCAGAAGAAGACCTCGCTAAGGCTTGGGATAAAGAACTTGAGTATGCTAAGCTTAAGAAGTGTGGTAACTGCCATTACTTTAACAACAGAGCCAAGACCCTTAAGGCTTTAAATGCTGAAGCGGGTATGGGTGCCTGTATGAAGTTTTTGTTCATGTGTTCTCAGGACGCTTCTTGTCAAGCTTGGGATTGCAAAGACATGGGCTTTGACGAAGACTTAATGTAATGTGGATGGCGCTTGTCCTTGCTTGCACCAGTGAGTCTGCATTTTCCTGTCAAGTGATGGCAAACTCAAAGGAATTATTCAGGACAGAGAAAGAGTGTAAAGCTGACTCGTACAACATGTCATCTTACTTGATGTCTAAAGGGAGTTATGCCTTACCTATCTGTATAGAAGTTGGAGTAAGTACTTAATGCCACAGAAAAAGAAATCTACAGTAAATGCTGCTGGTAACTACACCAAGCCCACTATGCGTAAGAAACTCGTACAACAAGTTAAGGCGGGTGGAAAAGGTGGTAAGCCTGGACAATGGTCAGCAAGAAAAGCACAGATGGTTGCAAAGCAATACAAAGCTAAGGGCGGAGGGTACACTTCATGAAGGAACCCCAGAAGTCTTTAAAGAACTGGACAAAGCAGAAGTGGCGCACAAAGAGTGGAAAGCCTAGTGCTAAGACTGGTGAGAGATACCTCCCAGAGAAAGCTATTAAGTCTTTGTCTTCTTCAGAGTACGCAGCAACCACAAAAGCTAAGAGAGAAGGCACTGCTAAAGGTAAGCAGTTTGTCAAACAACCTAAGAAGATAGCAGAAAAAGTAAAACCATTCAGAGCAGCAAAAGGTACCCTAGCAATGAAAACTCCGATGAACGAAGGCATGAAAGCACTAAAGAAAAAGGCACCAGCAGTAGCCAAGAAGATGGGCTACTCGAAGGGTGGTATGAAGAAAACAATGGGCTACAAAGCAGGTGGCGTAGTGCAAGCCAAATGCGGCGCATCTTATAAGGGTTAAATGAAATGTTTAAGTTCTTAATTAAAATTGGTAAAGAGATCTTTGGTACCAACAGTAAACGTGTAGCTGATGACCTAGCAAGACAAGGTGGGAAGCGTATCCCTAAAAGTAAGTTACCAAAAAATGCAACAGTTAAGAAGGCACCTACAGTAGCTCAGCCCAAGTCCCCCAGCACCGGTCAGTTCAGAAAGAGTCAGCCACCAGCTGCCCGTGCTAACACAGCTCCAGCCGCTCCTAGAACTGCACCTAAGCCACCTGCAACAACCAAGCCAGGTAGTAAGCCTAAGGTACCTTCCACGAATACAAAACCAAAACCAAGTACAAGCGTAGCTAAGCCTAAGGCTTCCCGTTCAGGTAGTGGTAGTTCTGGCCCTAGTCGCCCAATGAAGGATATCACACCTAACAAGAATGCACCTGGAAGACCAAGTGGTTCTCGTATTGTGGGTATGAACCCTAAAGCCATGCGTAGCCCAAGCACTAAGTTAGGTGCTCTTGACACAGCTACACCTGAGGTATTGGTTGCTCCTTCTGACGATAAAAAACCAACTAAGAAAACTTTACCTAAGACTAAAAAGAAAACTTCTGACGCTAACAAGAAGGCAGCAGAGACACGTAAGGATGCTCCTACTAAGTCAGCGCCTAAGAAGACACCTCGTCCCAAGAAAAGACCTGCAGCAGGTCCAGTAACCAATGAGTCTTTCGGTAAAGCTTTTGCTAGAAACCGTAAGTCTGGCAATGCTACCTTTACTTGGAAGGACAAGAAGTACACTACTCGATACAAGGAAGAAAGTATTGCTCAGCACAAGAAGAAGTTTGGCGTGGAGGGTAAGTACTGATAGTGTTTAAACTTGAAGGTGATAAAGTTGTTAGCCCTCGTGGTGATGTTCTTGCAGAAAAAGTCTATGGGGAGTGGCAAACTAAAGATGCTGCTGTCCTAGACTTCTTGGCAGGTCAAGATAAACCAAAGAAGAAAACAAAGCCTAAAGCTAAGGCTACTCCTGATCCTGTTCTTGAAAGAGCACGTGACGAGAATGGTCATTTCATTGCTGACGATCCGACTACTGAGGTCAATGAGGCTTGGGTAGTTAAGACAGCCAAGAAGGTATTGAAAAAGTAATGAGTTTATTCAATCAAGGTAAACCCTCACGTATGCGGTCTGTGTATGGTCACAATAGTGGCACTACTACAGAGGTAGTATATACGTGTCCTGCTAACTGTGTAGCGGAGCTTACCTTTGTACATGTAGTCAACGGTGGGGGTAGTACTAACTCTGTAGACGTTGAGTGGTATGTAGCTACAGATGACTACACTTCACACTTCTTAGCTGGTAAAAGTCTAGGAGCAGGCGATAACACTACCTTCATTGATATTGACTTAGTACTTCAACCTGGTGACAAGATACAAGTAACCCCAGTAAGTGCTGGTCACATTGATACTATTCTTACTGTAACAGAGACCTTTGTCCCAGTCGGGTAACGGGGTTGCAATATTGTCTATAGTATGATATAACTATATATGTAAAACTAGTCTCCGGTGGTTAATTCAGCCACAGATCAGATACAAACGGAGACTATCATGTTTAAAGTATGGGCAAGTTCAGCACTAAAATCAATCCAAGACTCTCAACAAAGACGTGCAGACTTCTGGATTCTCCAGAATATGTCAAACAAAGAGCTACGTGATATTGGTATTTCACGAACTGAAATAAGGCGAACAGTATATGGGCAGAACACTAACTGAAAAACAGCAGAAGTTCTTAGACGTTCTGTTTGACGAAGCCAAAGGCGATCCTGTTAAAGCTAAGAAGCTTGCAGGATACGCCGAAGGTGTGGCTACTGCTCAAATTGTAGCGTCTATCGAAGATGAAATTGTAGACAGAACAAAGAAGTTTATCTCACAGTCTTCCACCAAGGCTGCTTATACTATGTTCAGCGTTATGGCAGACCCAACAGACCTAGGTGTTAAAGAAAAGATGATGGCCGCTAAAGATATTCTTGACAGAGCGGGTTTCACTAAGACAGAGAAGGTAGAGGTTAAGACTTCGGAGCCTCTCTTTATCTTACCATCAAAGGATGATGATGCCTAAGGTTAAGACTGCAAGGGCATCAGAGGCAAAGTACCCAACTAAAGTAGAATGGCAAGTACCCCTCCGAGGAGAAAATGGTGAGTGGTACCCCATCATAAGAGTTGGAAGACACGTACCTTTCGGATACAAGCAGGACGAAGAAGATCCTGATCTACTAATACCCATACCAGAAGAATTAGAACTTTTAGAAAAAGCAAAACTATTCCTACAAGAGTACAGCTTACGGCAGGTAGCTCGATGGCTCTCCCAACAGTCAGGTAGGTATATATCACATGTAGGGTTAGACAAACGTGTCAGGATCGAAGAAAAGCGAAGACGAGCTTCCTCAAGCTATAGGAAGTATGCCAAAAAGTATAAAGAAGCGTCGAGGAAAGCGGAGAAGATCGAAAAAGAAAGACTTGGTGGTAGAGCTACCAAAAGAATCTTTGGAGACCCTCGCACAGGACCATACAACTCTGACTCAGAATGACGATGACGTTGAGCAGGTACAAAGAGAAGTTATCTTTGAACCCAACCCTGGGCCTCAAACGAGCTTCCTAGCCGCCACAGAGCAAGAGGTTCTCTACGGTGGTGCAGCTGGTGGCGGTAAGAGCTATAGTCTAATCGCAGATCCAGTCAGGTACTTCAACAATCCTAACTCTAGGATGCTTATTGTACGTAGGAGTACAGAGGAACTAAGAGAACTTATCTCAGTATCTAAACAACTATACCCACGGGCTATCCCAGGTATTAAGTTTATGGAGAGAGACAAGACTTGGGTTGCTCCTAGCGGAGCCACACTCTGGATGTCGTACCTTGACCGTGACGATGACGTTATGAGGTACCAAGGTCAGGCCTTCAACTGGATTGGTTTTGACGAACTAACTCAATGGCCTAGTCCCTATGCCTGGAATTACATGCGCTCACGGCTTAGGACTACAAAAGCTAGCGGCCTTCCTCTATTTATGAGGGCTACAAGTAACCCCGGCGGTCCCGGCCACCATTGGGTAAAGAAAACCTTCATTGATCCTAACACACCTAACGAGGCATTTTGGGCTACAGACGAAGAAGGTGAGACAATCTGTTGGCCCAAGGGTCATAGTAGGGAGGGAGATCCTCTATTCAAGAGGAAGTTTATTCCTGCGACTTTGTTTGATAACCCTTACCTGTCTGATGACGGGATGTACGAAGCCAACCTACTCTCTTTGCCCGAGCATCAACGGCGTCAACTGTTGGAAGGGGATTGGGACATCAACGAGGGAGCTGCTTTTCCTGAGTTTAACCGTAGAGTTCACGTTGTAGAACCCTTCGACATACCCCACAGTTGGCCTAGGTTTAGGGCGGCTGACTACGGATACGGGTCTTACAGTGCTGTACTTTGGTTTGCTGTATCTCCAGACGAACAGCTTATTGTTTACAGAGAGCTTTACGTATCTAAGGTTCTAGCCACAGACTTAGCAGACATAATTTTAGACCTTGAGTCTTCTGAGAATATAAGGTATGGTGTTTTAGACAGTTCCCTTTGGCACAAGAGGGGAGATACTGGACCCAGCCTAGCAGAACAAATGATAGTCAAAGGTTGCAGATGGCGACCAGCTGACAGGTCTAAGGGGTCTAGGGTCTCAGGTAAGAACGAACTACATAGAAGACTTCAGGTAGACGAGTTCACAGAGGAACCTAGAGTAGTTTTCTTTAATACCTGCTACAATACAATTGCTCAACTACCATCCCTTCCTCTTGACAAAACAAACCCTGAGGACGTGGACACTAAATCTGAAGACCACATCTACGATGCCCTACGTTATGGTATTATGACAAGACCTAGAAGTAACTTGTTTGATTACAACGCTAGCACTCAGCGTACAGGCTTTCAGGCAGCAGACTCAACGTTTGGATACTAAGGAATAATTATGGAAGAAGATGACATCTTGGCTGAAGAAGTCTACATGGAAGATGCTAAAGTATCTTTTATTGAGGACGCAGACGAAGAAGCCTATAGTGATCCCTCAGTAGGAACTATCGTAGGCTACGTTCAGCAACGTTTTGAGAAGGCTGAGACTGCTAGAAATGCTGAGGAGCAACGCTGGATCAGAGCGTACAGAAACTATAGAGGTCTTTACAGCCCAGACGTACAGTTCACTTCTACAGAGAAGTCGAGAGTGTTTGTTAAGGTTACGAAGACAAAGGTGCTGGCAGCTTACGGTCAGATCGTAGAGGTTCTGTTTGGGGCAAATAAGTTCCCTATCAGCATTGACCCAACGGTTCTGCCTGACGGTGTTACTGAGGCTGTACACCTTGAGACTGAAGACAGCCTTAAGCAAATGGATGAGCGTCAGGATTCATTAGCTGAGACTCCAACCCTTGAACCTGGGGAGACACTTGTAGACTTCAGGGAACGTCTCGCTGGCCTTAAGGATAAGCTAGCCCCAGTGGAGGCTGACCTAAAGGAAGGTGAGGCGGGATCACCCACACAGATTACTTTCCATCCCGCTATGATAGCAGCTAAGAAGATGGAAAAGAAGATACACGACCAGCTAGAAGAGTCTAATGCCAGAAAGGAATTGCGTACAGCAGCCTTTGAGTGCGCCTTGTTTGGTACTGGTATTATGAAAGGACCGTTTGCAGTAGATAAAGAGTATCCTAACTGGACTGAGGAAGGAGAGTATTCCCCTCTTATTAAGACCATGCCTAGGTGCTCCTCTGTTTCTATCTGGAACTTCTACCCAGACCCAGATGCTGCAAACATGGATGACGCAGAGTATGTCGTTGAGCGTCACAAGATGTCTCGCACTCAGATACGATCCCTTAAGAAAAGACCTTTCTTTAGGGAGAACGCTATTGATACAGCAGTATCCATGGGTGAGTCCTACACAAAAGAGTGGTGGGAGCAAGCTATGGAGGACGACGACCAAGAGGCCCGTAGCGAACGCTTTGAGGTTCTTGAGTTCTGGGGTTACCTCGATACAGACCTTCTTAAAGATCAGAACGTTGATATTCCTGAGGATCTAGAAGACCTCGACCAAGTATCAGTCAACATCTGGATTTGTAACGGGCAGGTTCTACGTCTAGTTCTTAATCCATTTACCCCATCTTACATTCCCTACTACGCAGTTCCGTATGAAGTAAACCCTTACTCCTTCTTTGGTGTAGGTATTGCAGAGAACATGGACGACACTCAGACACTTATGAATGGCTTCATGAGAATGGCTGTTGACAATGCTGCACTTTCTGGCAATCTTATCATTGAAGTTGACGAGACAAACCTAGTGCCAGGTCAAGATATGTCAGTGTACCCTGGAAAAGTCTTTAGAAGACAAGGCGGTGCGCCGGGGCAAGCCCTCTTTGGAACCAAGTTCCCCAACGTCTCTAATGAGAACATGCAGCTATTTGATAAAGCGAGGGTGTTAGCAGATGAATCGACAGGATTCCCGTCTTTTGCTCATGGTCAAACAGGCGTTAGTGGTGTTGGTAGGACTGCAAGCGGCATTAGTATGCTTATGTCTGCTGCTAACGGTTCTATTCGTAATGTGGTTAAGAATGTAGACGACTACCTTTTATCTCCCCTAGGTAAAGCTTTCTTCAACTTTAATATGCAGTTTGACTTTGACCAAGAGATCAAGGGTGACTTAGAGGTTAAGGCTCAAGGTACTGAAAGCCTGATGGCTAACGAAGTCCGTAGTCAACGTTTGATGCAGTTCTTGCAGATTACACAGAACCCTGCCTTAGCTCCCTTCTCTAAGATGGACTACATCATCCGTGAAATTGCTAAGTCTATGGATCTTGACCCCGACAAGGTAGTAAACTCCATGGCAGACGCTAGACTTCAAGCTGAGTTGCTGAAGGACTTCCAAGCCCAGAACCCACCGCCTGAACCCCAGCAGGGTGTGCAACCACCACAGGGAGGCCCACAGGGCCAAGGAGCGGCTCCTGGAGTACAGGATACCTCTGGAGCAGGGGGTGGCAACATAGGAACCGGAACAGCCCCTCAGCCGGGAGAACAGGGCTTCTCAGGTAACACAGGCCAACAAGGTGCTGCTTAATGCACAATCTAAAACCTTTAGTAAATGATAAGGCACTCTGGGAATCCTTCCTAGAAGAGATACAATCCCGTTTGAACGAGGTTCATAAGCAGATGGAACAAGCCCAAGGCATTGAGGACTTGTACCGTCTGCAGGGGCAGGCAGCTTGTTTAAACAAATTTAAATTCTTGAGGGAAAAGGTTAATGGCTGATCAAACACAACAAGCTTTTAATTTTGAGGATACAAATCCTCCTACTGACGACAGCCAATCTATTTTTGGTTACACAGCTGAAGGTCTCCAGCAAGAGGCAGATAAGTATGCAGCAGAGTTCACTGAGGATGACTCCAGTTCTTTAGAGACAGCTGCCTCTTACCTTGTTCCCTACTACGACTCAGGTGTTAACATTGCCAATGTAGTGGAGGAATACCTCAAGCCTGAAGAAGAAAGAGACTACGACTACATAAAATCTCAGTTTAAAGAAGCTGGTCAAAGTGCAGCTCTAGAGACCGGCTTACTCCTAATGGGAGGTGTCGCAACTAAGTACGGCGCTAAAGGTATTAAAGCTCTAGCTAATAAAGCAAGACAATACGAACTAGACCCTAATTCCATGTCATCCTTTGGCGTGGGTGCCTTCAGGAAGAAAGATACCTTTGAAGAGGTAATGACCCCAGTTAAAGTTACTAAAAGAGGAACTAAGAAAACTGGCGAAACTATCTTACGTCCCTCCGCTGATTTAGCTTCAGACCTTGACCCTCGTCTCGAAAGAGCTATGGCCGCTGAAACAGCAGGTAGCGTGATGCCTGGTCCTGGTAAGTTCTTTGATCCTTCTAAGAAAGGTTACAAAGGGGATAGGTTCACAGGTATGCTTAAGGATGCTGATATTGAATTAGATCTTGAGTTTGGTAATTATATTATGATGGGTAAAGGTGCCCCTAAAGATGTATCTAATGAAACCTTTGAGAACTTATTTGTATCTGCACGTCCTTCGCAAAAGAAGACAACATTTGGTCAGAACAATAAGTCTGTAGCCCGTGCCAACCTTTATGATGGCCCTTCTTTAACTATAGCTGAGATGAAGTCAAACTACAAGGCTTCGACTGGTAAGACGGGTGTAGAGGTTCGTACAAATTTACTTCAACCTGAGCAATTTAAAATGGTTACAGATGTAGGTGAAAGGTCTTTAGACCACCCCATTGTTGCCGTTCATAATATAACAGGTGATAAGAAACACTACTACACCCTTGATACCCAATTTGTTGGTCCTGTTCGTATGGATAGGATTACTAGAAAAACAAAAAGAACAAATAAAAAGACAGGCAAGGTTACAGAAGAAGTTCAACAGCCCAACTTACGCCCCGCTACTGTTGGTGATACTAATGTAGGTGAGCAAGTAGGTACTATTAGAATACCAACTAAGAAAACAGAAAAGAACCCAAAAGGTTATAATGATCACCCACTCTATGACTATATTGAGGTAGACGCTACAGCGGCAGCACCTGAGGGAATGGGGTCTATTCCAAAATTTAACGAAGGCGGTATGGCTATGGATGACCAGATGAAACTCACCTTTAGGTCCAGACGGACAGGCTACGCCCTAGGCGGTGAGGTTGAAGCTATAGACCCAGTGTCAGGAAATGAAGTACCTCCAGGTTCTACTCCAGAAGAAGTACGGGATGACATCCCTGCTATGCTCTCTGAAGGTGAGTACGTAGTTCCTGCTGATGTTACTCGTTACTACGGTGTGAAGTTCTTTGAGGATCTTAGAGCTAACGCTAAGGTAGAACTATCAGAGATGGAGGCTAACGGACGTATCGGCGGTGAGCCAGTACCAGAAGATGAAGACGACTTAACAGAAGACGAGATGGCTTTACTTCAAGAGGTTATGGCTCAAGGTGAACCTGTAGCTATGAACCAAGGAGGAGCTGTTAGTCAGCAGGTTCCTTACCTCTCCCCTCAGCAACCTATGAATAACCCTCAGTTGGGTATTGACCCCTCTCAGCCAACAAGTTATAATAAACCCGTAGGTATGGCTGCAGGTGGTTCTGTCGCAAAAGACCCTTTTGGTAATCCTATTCAACCAGTAACACAGTCCCCAAACCAACCAGCCTACTCTGTACTTCCCCTTAACCCAACAAACCCCCAAGGTATCTACGGTGTTACCACTGCCTCAGGAACCCCTTACACTGCAGCTACGCCCCCAACTACTCGTGCTGTAGTAGACACTCCAAGTACACCGACCACGGGTACTTCTACCCCAACAACGGACACCTCAACAAGCACTGGGGGTATGGCAACAAAGTTTTATATCAACAAAGACTGTGTACGTATCTCAGTACTCACGTTAAATGGTAACCCTATCAGTTCGGTACCAGCTAACTTTAATGAGTACTTAGAGGATACTCCAGAGAATAGTGCTCTCTTTGGTTGTACCATAACCGATATAGAGGACACTACCGATACTACTGATACGGATACTGATACCGTGACGACAGGTACATCCGTAGACGTGGACGATGACAACGCCATTGAAAACTATAACGTAAATGTCAAAACAACAGTAGACTCCAACACACCTGAGGGCGCAAGTGTGATGTTTGAGGACAGTGGTGTTAGTGTGAAAGATCCCCTCACAGCCGCCAAGACCGCCCTCAATGAAGCGTTTAAAGTATCAAAAGGGGCAGGCTCATTTCTTACAGCTATTAATCCCTTCCTAGGTGTGGCAGGCGCTGGGGTAAACGCTATCGGTCAACTGTCTGCTTTGTCTAAAGCAAACGCAAACCTCAAGATGGCAGACTTCTTAGGTATGACTGAAGCCTCCGAAGCAATACAAAAGGAGATAGACTCCTTCCTTGAGAAAGCTCCTGGAGTAGTATCTGCCCTTGACAGTGTTTTTGCTAAAGGTGAGGAACGCTTTAACAACGCTCTTGAAGCTGCTACAAGTGTTAACGCCCCGGACGAGGCTGTTATCTTCAACGACACCCTGAATGAAGTTGGTCAGAAGAATGTAAATGATTACCTCATTGAAAACAGCCCAGGTTACACGGGTGCAACTGTAGTCACCTCTGAGACTAAGAGGGATGATGGTTCTACAATTATTCCAGGAACTATCGTTAGGACTACTGGAGCTGTTGAGTCGTCTATAAGACCTAAGGAAAGAACGCCAACGGCTACTCCAAGCAATACTGGCGGCGGTGGAACAACATCAACACCTTCAAGTGTAGCTGCTGCAGAGAGTGCCTCAACCGCTGCAACGAATGAATGGGCTAAAGCAACCCAAGTAGTTAACTCAATAAGCCCTAGCGATGATGGCGCTGCATGGCACGCAGCTGTCCAAGCACAATCTGCTGCAAGTAAAGCGGCTACCCAAGCTGCAAAGGCTGCAACAGAGGCAAGAAATAATGATAATGACCCAAGCAATGACGGGAACAGCAGTGTCTGCTTCCTTACAACAGCCATCGTTGAACGTAGAGGTGAGGAAGACAACGGGCCTACACTCACCAAGTTGAGAAACTTCAGGGACACGTTTATGGCCTCAAACATAGCAGACGTAGAGGAGTACTACCGTATAGCTCCTAAGATTGTTGCGTCTATACCAGAAGACCACGATGACTGGGACTGGATTGGATCTCAAGTTGATAAGTCGGTTGAGTTTATAGACAAGAACCTTTTAGATAAAGCCTACACTACTTATAAAAACATGGTTAAAAAACTTGAGAAGGATTGGCTATAATGGAAAAGACTGAACCACCTATCGCCACTATGGAAGACTACATGAACATCTATAAGATGACTGTTCTTCAACGTGTCCGAGGACTGCCTGACGAAGACAAAAGGGTTCTCCAAGAGTTACCTAACTCACCCTTTGCTGAAATATTAAGTAAGGTTCTTGGACCTGAGTTGTCAGGTGTTAGTGCGGGTGCTGTCGTTGAGGCACAGCCAGAAATTCCTCAAGAGGAAGTAAGACCTAGTCGTATGGGTTTGGGTTCTCGTTAACTCTAAGTATACGTCATATAACTATAAGGCTACCCAGCGCAAGGCTGGCCCCAACATAAGGAAAAAATATGCCTGAACTACTAGCAATGCAATCCCCTAAAACAGCAGGATTTGTTGACAGGGGGTCAAACTATGACCGTAAACGCAAGCGTATCGAGGAAGAAGAAAACGCTATTGCCAAACTAGAAGCGGAGGCCAGAGGTGAAACCGTCGAAGAGGAATCCGATGGCGAGGGACTTGAGGCAACCGAAGTACAAGCCGAGAGTAGTCCCCAACAAGAAGAAACCATCGTTGAAGATGAAGCACAAGAAGATGACTCAAATTTAAGTGCTGAGGAGAAGTCTTTTAAGAAACGTTATGGTGACCTGCGTAGACATATGCAGCAGAAGGAAAAGGAGTGGGAGGACAAGCTGAGTGCTAAGGATAACCGACAGACTATCGCACCTCCCAAATCAGAGGAAGACATTGAGAGATGGGCTAAGGAGTACCCAGACGTAGCGGGTATTGTAGAAACCATTGCTTCTCGAAAAGCTCAAGAGATGTTTAAGAAGGCTGAGGATAGGCTGTCTCAACTAGACGAGATCCAGTACGAAGCGGAACGTAAGACAGCAGAGGCACGAATCAGTGAGGTTCACCCTGACTTTAGTAAGCTAAGAGAGTCTGACGAGTTCCACTCTTGGGCAGACAACCAGCCTAAGTGGGTACGAGACGCTTTATACGAGAACATGGATGACCCAGACTCAGTCGTAAGAGTTATTGACTTGTACAAGATTGATACAGGCCATACCCCTCAAGCTAAGAAAGCTAGCACTAAAGCAGCAGCTAAAACTATTGGTAAGGGTTCAAGGACTAAGGTTGACCCCACAGAAGGCGGAGCTACTATCAGAGAGTCAGACGTTTCCAACATGTCTGCCACTGAGTTTGAAGCCCGTGAACAAGAAATTGCTAAGGCCATGCGAACAGGGAAATTCGTATATGATCTTAGCGGTAATGCACGATAGGTGTTGACAAACACTTTTGCCTGCATATAACTAAGTACGTATAGTTCAAGAGCCTCTTAGCAGACTACCTCTTAATTATAAAACTTTCCCAAACCTAAAAACTATAACATTCAACCAAGAACCACCTGAGTAAGTATAGGCCCGTTAGCTAATGGTTGGCCAACCTGAAGCCAAACGCACCCTAGAAAATATCTCAGCCTCTTCGTCTTGTTTAGTTTCTCTGAGTTGAGGTGTTTGCCTTATACTCGCATTCACTTCTTATCATAAGCCAAACATTCTAGGAGAATTACAATGGCATTCGCATCAGCTGGAGGTTATACCAACCTCCCTAACGGTAACTTCAGTTCCGTTATCTACTCTAAAAAAGTACAGCTTGCATTCCGCAAGTCAACAGTCGTCGGTGACGTAACCAACTCTGATTATTTTGGCGAGATTGCCAACCAAGGGGACACTGTTAAGATTATTAAAGAGCCAGAGGTAAGCGTATCTGCTTATGCACGTGGTACAACCATTGCTGCACAAGATCTTACAGACGCTGACTTCTCCTTAGTCGTTGATAAAGCTAACTATTTTGCTTTCAAGATGGACGATATCGAGGAGGCTCACTCCCATGTAAACTTCATGGATCTTGCAACCAACCGTGCGGCTTACCGCTTGGCTGACCAGCATGACCAAGAAGTATTGGGTTACTTGTCAGGTTACAAACAGTCTGCTTTGCACACTGCTGCTGACACAGTAAACGATCAAGTCAACGGCACTAAAGCTGACACAGCTGCTGGTTCTGACGAACTGCTTGCAGCTAATAAGCTTTCCCGCCCAGACTTCGGCAACATCACAACTGCAGGTGTAGCTGGCGACTCTATTCCAGTTGCTGCTCGTCTGCCAGGTGCGACTGCTTTGCCAACTGCATACGTATCACCTACTATGTTGATTGCACGTATGGGTCGTCTTCTCGATCAAAACAGTGTTGACAAGGCTGGTCGTTGGGTTATCATTGACCCAGTGATGATGGAAATCCTGATGGATGAAGATTCCCGTCTGTTGAACGCTGACTTCGGTGACTCTAACGGGTTGCGTAACGGTCTCGTCCTCAACAACTGGAATGGCTTCCGTGTATATGTGTCTAACAACCTGCCACAAATCGGCACAGGCGCATCTACAACAGGTACAGCCGCCCAGTCTACCAACTTCGGTGCTATCGTAGCTGGTCACGATTCTGCTGTAGCAACTGCTGAGCAAATCAACAAGACTGAAACTTACCGTGATCCAGATTCATTCGCTGACATTGTCCGTGGTATGCATCTCTACGGTCGCAAGATTCTGCGTCCAGAAGCTTTGGTAACAGCTAAGTACAACTTGGCTTAACCAATACAATAATCTGTTGGGCTGGTCTTCTAGGAGGCTGGCCCTTCAGCAACCTCAACGGTAGGATAACTCTATGGCTACTTATGTATCGCTAGTTAATGAATTACTAAGACGTATGAACGAGGTGACACTTGACATTGCGGGTGATGGCTTCGATACGGTACGTAATGTTCAGGCTCTAGCTAAAGATGCAGTCAATAGTAGCGTTAGACTTATTCTACAGGATGGTCAGGAGTGGCCCTTCCTTAAGACAACGTATACCCAAACACTAACGGCAGGTACACGCCTCTACGACTTCCCTTCCGACTACTCAAGTACTGACTGGAACACCTTTTATATTAAACAATTATCCTCTAAGAGTAATGCACCTCGTAACCTAAAGGTAATTACGTATGAGGACTACATTCAAAACTATAGAAGTATAGACGACACAGGTGACACAGTTAACGGGGATGCGTCTCCTTCTGTTGTGTACCAAACTTATGGACCTGCCTTCGGAGTTACACCTGTACCGGATGCAGCCTACGAAATTGAGTATGTGTACTGGTCTTACCCTGACGACATGGCAGTGTACAATGACGTGTGCATCATACCAGACAGATTCAAGCATGTTCTTATTGATGGTGCTATGATGTTTATGATGCGTTTCCGTAGTAATGAGCAGAGTGCTGCGATGCACCAGAATAACTTTGATGATGGCATTAAGTCAATGCGCCGTGTCTTAATGGATGACGCAATAGAAATTAGATCCACAGCTGTATCAAGGGGCTTTAACTCTGCGTTTGGTGGTGGTGCCTGATGGCTGACAATGTAAGATCCTTTTTGGCTCCTTGTTCAGGTGGGTTAGTTAATAACCAAGATTACCTGACACAAGCTGCTCAAATGCCGGGATCAGCTATCCGTATGATTAATTACGAACCAGCTATCGAAGGCGGCTATAGACGTATTAGTGGGTATGCTAACAGTTATGGCACTGTACCGGGTTTAGAGGGATCGCCTGTACTTGGTGTCTCTGTTTTTAGTGGTTTAAATGATGGTATTTTTGCTTGCCGTAAGCCGTCCACTGGCAGCAACTACTTTCATTACTGGGACAAAACAACTTCTGCTTGGGTAACTCCTAGTACTGCTGGTTCGCCTAGTATGACGGGTGTCAGCAAAGTACGCTTTGAGAGTTTTAATTGGGGCTTACCTAAGCTTGTCCTTACTGATGGTATTAATCCTGCTGCATCTTGGGACGGGACAACATACACGCAGTTAAATAGCGCAGAGGCCCCCTCCGCACCTAAGTTCTGTGAGACATTTGCTAATCATTTATTTCTTGCGGGTGACCCTAGCGAACCTAACCTACTTTATTTCTCTGCTCCTCTTGATGAGACTAACTTCACCCCAGCGTTAGGTTCAGGTGTAATTAACGTAGGGTTCGACATTGTTACTATAAAGTCTTTTAGAGATCAACTTTATATATTCGGCGTCAATAACATTAAAAGACTAAACGGTAACAACATTGCTGACTTTGTACTATCTGACGTAACTAAGAATCTTGGTTGTGTGTCTTCTGATGCTGTAGTAGAGTTCAACGGAGATATTTTATTCTTAGGCCCAGATGGTATTAGACCCGTTACTGCTACAGAACGTATTGGTGATATTGAACTTGGTACTCTGTCTAAGCCTGTACAGTCTATCTTTGAAGCTTACTCTCGTAACGAAGACCTAGACAGTATTACTATGATGGTAGTAAATAGAAAGTCTCAATTCAGACTGTTTTTCTCTAATGCTGAGTCCTTGGGTCTTATCGGTTCCCTTCGTAGAGCGGGGCAACAGGGTCTAGGCTTTGAGTACTCTCAGCTTGTAGGTGTAGAAGTATCGTGTGGTGCTACGGGTTATATAGACACAGAAGAGTTTGTTATTCACGGTGACTCCACAGGTAAAGTACACAGGCAAGAAACAGGTACATCATTTGATACAGAGCCTATCTTCTCTTTATACCAGACCCCTTACGTGTATATGGATGATCCTATTGTAAGGAAAATCTTTTACGATGTACACACGTACATGAGATCAGAAGGTGAAGTTACAGTAAACATTGGTGTTGAGTACGACTATGGAGACAGTGACGTTTTAATACCTTTTAACTTTGGGTTTACGACTGCAGGTGCCGCTTCCTACTGGGGTATTGCCTCGTATGATGCAAGTGATATCTATGATGGTAACCCTAGCCCCGTAAGAAAAACAAACCTTAATGGGTCAGGTAGTTCTATATCTTTGACCTACGTTACAACAGAAGATCAACCAAGTCATACCATACAATCTTATGTTGTGTCATATGCGCTTGCAGACAGGAGATAATTAAGACATGTCAGGTTACACACGCCAATCCGTAGCGGATATTGTACCTACAGCTGTTGTACGGTCTGCGCCCGTTAACGCTGAGTTTAATACTATTAGAGATGCCTTTGCTGCATCTACAGGTCACAAGCATGATGGCGGCACTGGCGAGGGTGGATACGTACCTCTTATTGCTGATTCAGACGCTAAGAACAAGGTTGAGGTTGATACTACAAGTAACTCTGTAGACTTTTACGTTGAAGTGTCAGGTGTCCCTGTTGAACAAATTAGTGTGCGTGATGGTGTTCTTATTCCTATCACAGACGATGACATTGACTTGGGTGCTTTAGGCTCTGAATTCAAGGACTTGTATATTGACGGTATCGGTTACATTGATACACTTGCAGTACACGAGAATGCTACTATTGCAGGCACCCTCAATGTAACAGGTGTTATTAGTGCTCCTGCTGGTGTAGTTGCTAACTTGACAGGTAACGTTACAGGTAATGTAACTGGTGATGTCACGGGTGACTTGACGGGCGATGTTACTTCTACAGGAACTTCTACCTTTGCCACTATAGACGTAAACGGTGGAAACATAGACGGTACAGTTATCGGCGCTACTACTCCAGCCGCTGCTGATTTCACTACAATGGACACCACAGGTAATGCTTCTGTAGGTGGTACGTTTAACGTAACTGGCACATCTACCTTCACAGGCGCTATGTCTGCAGGTAGCCTTACAACTACAGGTAACTCCACACACGCTACGGTAGACATTAACGGTGGTGCTATTGATGGCACAATCATTGGTGCTTCTAGTGCTGCTGCTGGTAGCTTTACAACTATATCGACATCTGGACAAGCTACTCTTGCAACCGCTGACATTAATGGCGGTACTATTGATGGTTCAGTTATTGGTGGTGCATCTCCACAGGCTGTAACTGGTACGACAATCACAGCCAACACAGGATTTACGGGTGCGCTTACAGGTAATGTCACAGGTAACGTAACGGGCAATCTTACAGGCGATGTAACTGGAGATGTAACAGGTGACCTGACAGGTAATGTTACAGCTTCTACAGGTACAACAACTCTGAATGACCTTGTAGTCAACGGTACTGTAGACTTCACAAGCACAGCATTGCTTAACGTCAGTGATCCTACAGCACCACAACATGCCGCTACGAAGAGCTACACTGACACAGCGGATGCCCTCAAGCTGGACAAAGCTGGTGGTACGATGTCTGGTGACATCACTATGGGTGGCAATACCGTTACTGGTCTTGGTACGCCCAGCGCCTCTTCTGACGCAGCAACTAAAGCATACGTCGATACAGCCGATGCGTTGAAGTTAAACCTTTCCGGCGGCACGATGTCTGGCGACCTTGCTATGGGTAGCAACAAAGTCACTGGGGTTGGAACGCCTACAGCCGCCACAGATGCAGCAAACAAGGCTTATGTTGATGCCGAAGTCTCTGCAGTTATTGATGCTGCCCCGGGTGCATTAGACACGCTGAATGAGCTTGCAGCAGCTATTAATGACGATGCCAACTTCTCAACTACAATCACCAATTCAATCGCAACTAAATTGCCTCTGGCTGGCGGCACTATGTCTGGGGATATTTCCCTTGGTGCAAACAAAGCCACCTCGACGGCAACACCTGCTACTGATGATACATTAACCCGTAAAGGTTATGTCGATACGCAGGACGCCCTTAAAGTAGATAAAACGGGCGATACAATGACAGGTGATCTGTCACTCGGTTCTAATAAGGTTACCTCAACTGCAACCCCAGCTACAGATGATACGCTTACTCGTAAGGGTTATGTAGACACACAAGATGCACTCAAACTTAACCTGTCTGGTGGAACCATGTCGGGTGCTATTGCTATGGGTACATCTAAGGTTACTGGCTTGGGTGATCCTACTGCAGCGCAAGATGCTGCAACTAAATCGTACACTGATACGCAGGATGCTACTAAGCTGAACCTGTCTGGTGGTACGATGACAGGTAACATTGTACTGGGTGGCAACAAGGCTACCTCAACAGCCACACCTACTGCTGCTGATGATCTTACACGCAAAGGTTACGTTGATGGCATCCTTGGTTCAGCTACGAGTGCCGCTGCTAGTGCTTCCGCTGCCGCTACTTCTGAGACTAATGCCGCAACAAGTGAGACTAACGCAGGTAACTCTGCCGCCGCAGCCGCTGCATCTTATGACGACTTTGATGATCGTTACTTGGGTGCTAAGGCTTCTGCTCCTACTACAGACAACGATGGTGATGCGCTTGTAACTGGTGCTTTGTACTGGAACTCTACAAGTGATGAACTGTATGTTTGGGATGGTAGTAATTGGCAACAGGGTAGCTTCACTGCAGGCTCACTTCTAGCGAATGTACTTGAAGATACTACACCTCAGCTTGGTGGTGATCTTGACCTTAACGGTTCTGACATCACAGGTACAGGTGCTATTGATATTACTGGTACAGTTTCTGCAGGTGCAGTTACTTACACAGCTACAGATGGTACAACAGGACAGTTCCTAAAGACAGACGGTTCAGGTAACACTAGCTTCGCTACACTCACGCCTCCTAACGATGCTACAATCACACTGAGTGCTGGCACAGCCCTGTCTGGCGGTGGTGACTTTACTACAGATCAATCAGGTAATGAGACTATCACGTTTAACTTCAGTGGTGGTATTAATGATCTCAGTGATGGTTACTACTCAAATTACTCTGTTGGTCTTGGCCCTAACGCCTTAGCTAACGATGATGGTTCTTCTAATAAAAACACTGCTTTAGGGCATAGTGCAGGTGCATCAGCAACAACTGCATACGAAAATGTGTTTTTAGGTTATAATGCGGGTACTTCTGCTAGTACATACTTTACTAACTCAAGTGTATTTGTCGGTGCAGAGTCAGGGCGTTCTGTTACTACGGCCTCTCAAAACACGTTTATTGGAAGGGGTACTGGTTACAACACTAATACAGGCGAATCAAACTCTTTTATCGGAACTAACGCAGGCTTTAATAACACTACAGGCTCTAACAATTTTGCTGGTGGTAGAGATGCACTACAAGACAACCAAACAGGCACTTACAACGTAGCTATTGGTACAGAAGCAGCGGCTGATACTACAGGCTCGAGCAACGTAGCCCTAGGTGGCCTCACGATGAGGTTTAACACTTCGGGTAATAATAACGTAGCTGTCGGTATGCAGTCTCTTTATCGTAACCTAACAGGTATTAATAACTCAGCCTTTGGATATCAAGCTCTTCTAGGTTCGGCTGGTACCTCTCACAGCTACAACACTGCTATTGGTTATCAAGCTGGTTATGCTATTAGCACAGGAGACAGAAACTTCTTTGGGGGCTATCAATCTGGTAGTTCCAATACTACTGGCGGCTACAATGTTGCCGTAGGTGAAAGAGCTATGAATGATAACACCACTGGGAGTAGCAATATAGCATTAGGCTCTCAAGCTATGGGCACAAATAGTACAGGTAGTGACAACATAGCTATTGGTCAGGGTGCTTTAAGGGGTGTGTCTGGGAGCAACCATAGCCGAAATACCGCAGTTGGTTGGAACGCTGGTTATGGTATTACCACAGGTTGGCGGAATACCTTTTTAGGCTACGAAGCAGGTAACTCTACGACTACGGGGGCTAACAACATTGTTATCGGCAATGGCTCAGATGCTTCCACTGCCACAGTGTCTAATGAGATCACCCTTGGTAACAACAGCATCACAGCCTTCCGCATCCCGGGCCTTAACATCAGTGCTGCATCTAACAGCTTCACAATCAATGGCTGGACGGTCACAGAAAGTGGTGGCTCCCTGTACTTCTCTACAGGCGGTTCAAACAAGATGAAGCTAGACGCATCAGGCAACCTTGATGTTGTAGGCAACGTAAACTCCAACGCAACAATCACCTAGTAAAGGATACGAAGATGGCGATTAAAGTAGGCGGTACAACCGTAGTAGATGACTCACGAGGTCTTACTAACATTGCAACAGTAGACGCAACTACAGCGGCTGCTATTAGTGCTGCAGGTGTTGGTGGTGGCGGAGAGCATGACTTTGTAGCCAGTGGTGCGATTGCTAATGGCGATGTTGTTACTCTTAATGCTGATGGCACTGTTAGTGTGATAACACAAACTACTCCCGGCCCAAATTCCTTTACTCAATATAGCTCAAGTGTATATCAATCAGTCGCAACATATGACTCTACTAATAATAAAATAGTTGTAGCATATAACAAGCACACGGATAGTTTCCATGCCGATGCAGTTGTTGGTACTGTAAGCGGCACGTCTATATCTTTTGGTACTCCTGTAGAGTTTAATGCGGCATACACCGATAATTTGACTATTGGATTTGATGTAAACGCAGGAAAAGTACTTATTGCATATAGTCAATCAAGTGATGGCAGGGCTATCGTAGGTACGGTAAGCGGTACTAGTATATCGTTTGGTAGTCCTGTACAGCACAACACCAGCGGAACTTCCTATGTTCCTTCTCTTGCATACGATGCAAATGCTCAAAAAATGGTACTTTTTTATAGGGATGGTGGGAATAATAATTATGGTACAGCCGTTGTTGCGACTATAAGTGGTACATCTGTTAGCTTCGGAACAAAAGTAGCCTTTTCTTCAAATGGAACTACTTACCCTACAGGTGCGGCATACCATGCGGCTGCACAAAAAGTAGTTTGTATATACCAAGATTGGGGTAATTCCTTTAGACCTTATGGTATTGTTGGGACTGTTAGTGGAACATCTATTTCATTTGGCAGTGCTACCTTAATTGACTCTACAGGAAGCGGCGATGAGCCTAGCTGTGTCTACGATAGCGTAAATCAAAAGATAGTCGCATCATACTATAATGATGGTGGTACAAATAAAATCACAGCCGCTGTGGGGACTGTATCAGGAACCTCCATTACGTTTGGCACCCCTGTAGGTTTAGGTACAAGTTTAGGTCCAAGTGAAACTTCGTATTTAGACACTACTTATGATGTGAACTTGGGTAAGGTAATATTTAACTACAGAGACCCACAGAACTCTACCTACGGCTACTTTGCAACAGGTACGGTTAGTGGAACTTCTATTTCTTTTTCAGACCCTACTGTTAGTACTTCCTATTATTCTGAAAGAGGTTTTGTTGTTTATGATGAAAACGCCACTAAAACAGCTATTGGATGGCGAGATGGTTCTTCCTCACCTTTTCCGGGGAAAGCAGCGACTATTAATACTCTTCTCTCAACCACCGCAGACTCCTACATTGGTATAGCAGCAGAGGACATCTCAGATACAGCTACTGGTGCTGTCACTATTGATGGTGGTGTGAATGAGCAAACTGTAAATAGTTATGACTTGGCTAATGCTAGTTACGATAGTGTTAACTTTAGTGTTAGTGGGCAGGAAACAATTCCTAAAGACGTATTTTTTAAGCCTGATGGCACTAAGATGTATATCTGCGGCACCGCTGGGCGTGACGTAAATGAATACTCATTAAGCACAGCTTGGGATGTATCTACTGCCTCTTACGTTCAGAGCTTTAGTGTTTCTAGTCAAACGCTTTACCCTAACGGCTTATTCTTTAAGCCTGATGGCACTAAGATGTACATTGCGGCTCAGGCTACAGACCAAGTTTATGAGTATACTTTAAGCACAGCTTGGGATGTTTCTACTGCTTCCTATCTCCAAGCATACAATGTCGCTACTCAGGTTTCGGTAGCACAAGGATTGTTCTTTAAGTCTGATGGCACTAAGATGTACGTTCTTGGCTCTTCTGATGGTTATGTGAACGAGTACTCTTTAAGTACAGCTTGGGATATTTCTAGCTCTTCCTATACTCAGAACTATTCTGTTTACTCTCGAGAGTATGATGCGTCAGGTATATCCATTAAACCTGATGGCACTAGGATGTATGTTGTTGGTTCTTCTGGAGATGACGTAACCGAGTATTCTTTAAGTACAGCTTGGGATATTTCTACTTCTTCTTTTATTCGAGAGTTTAGTGTTGCTGGGCAAGAAACAGGCCCACAGGGTATATTTATTAAACCTGACGGCACTAAGATGTACATAATAGGTTACGTCAACGACACCGTATACCAATACACCACAGGCACTTTCGGCGGTTACACTATTAACGCTTCACATTTTGTAGCGGATGACGGAAGCCTTACCACCACTAACAACGGACGCAAGATTGGCAGAGGTATTTCCACAACAGAGTTACTAATCGACAGCGCAATGACTGGCGATGAGACAAACGAATATCTTGGCTCTCTGGTATAAGGTGGTACTCTAATGGCTATAAAGATTGCAGGTACTACAGTAGTAGATAATAGCAGAGGCTTAACTAACATTGCTTCTGTAGATGCTACTACTGCTACAGCTATAGGTGCTGCTGGTGTAGGCGGTGGAGGTACACATGAGTTTGTTGCTAGTGGGGCTATTAGTAACGGTGATGTTGTTGTGGTTAATGCTGATGGTACGGTTAGTGTGGTTGCTGAAGCACCGCCTTTTGCTGGAACTCCTGAAGTTTTTGAAAGCGCAAGAGTTGACTATGTATCAGCCGTACTGGATATTTCTTCCAATAAAGTAGTTGTTTTTTACACTGATGCCGCAAATTCTTATTATGGGACTGCAGTAGTAGGGACTGTAAGCGGTACAAGTATTAGCTTTGGTACACCTGTAGTTTTTAAAAGTGCTTTTACTGCTTTTATTTCATCAACATATGACAGTAACACCAATAAGATTGTTACTTCTTATCGTGACGATAGTAACACTAATTATGGAACCTCTATTGTTGGGACGGTAAGTGGTACATCGATAAGCTTTGGTACGCCTGTAGTTTTCGAAAGCTCTGCGTCTAACTATATTTCCTCAACTTTTGATAGCAGTTCAGGCAAAGTTATTATTGCATATCAAGGTAATGCTAATGACGGGAAGGCTGTGGTAGCCACGGTAAGTGGTACGTCTATTAGCTTTGGAACTCCCGCAGTTTTTGACAGTGGTTATGTAGCGTATACATCCACTGTTAAAGATAGTAACTCTAATAAAATAGTTATTGCCTATACAGATGTCAGTAACTCTAATTACGGGACTGCTGTAGTAGGTACTGTAAGTGGTACTTCCATTAGTTATGGAACTCCTGTGGTATTTGAAAGTGCTGCTTCATACGAAATCTCGGCTGCTTTTGATAGTACATCTAATAAAGCAGTTATTGCATACAAAGATGCTGGAAACGGTAACTATGGAACTGCTATTGTTGGAACTGTAAGTGGTACTTCCGTTAGTTTCGGTACGCCTGTAGTTTTTGAAACTACAAACACAGTATGGATTTCCGCTACATTTGATGCTAACTCTAGTAAAGTAGTTATTGCATATTCTAGTGCAGGCTCTGTTGTTATTGGCACTGTAAGCGGTACTTCTATTAGTTTCGGTACACCTATAGTTTTCGAAAGTTCTGGTACAAGTTACACGTCTGCTGTTTTTGATAGTAACTCTAATAAAATAGTTATTGCCTATCAAGATAGCGGTAACTCTAATTACGGGACTGCTGTTGTTTTTGAACCTACATCTTCAACCAACGCCTCATCCTACATTGGCATAGCAGCGGAAGATATTGCAGATACTGCCACAGGTGAGATCACCATTATTGGCGGGGTGGTAAATGTCGGTACTTTTTCTAGTTACGACATTGCTAATGCTAGTTATGACTCATCTAGTTTTAGTGTTTCTTCTCAAGTTTCAGTACCTTATGATGTTGCCTTTGACTCAAGCGGTACTATAATGTATATTCTAAGTTGGACAGACAAAGTAGTTTATCAATACACCCTTTCTACCGCTTATGATATAAGCACAGCATCTTATGGCGGTACTAGTTTTACTACAGGTCTGTCTGGTATCATTTATGGAATGCACTTTAGTCCAGACGGGACTAAGATGTTTGTGATAGATAATTCTTTCGCTAGAGTGCATAGCTACTCTTTATCTACGTCATGGGATGTAAGTACAGCCTCCCTTGATAGCTCTTCATATACTGTTTACAGCCAAGTTTCGGGAGGGCAGGACGTTGCTCTTAGCCCAGATGGCACAAAAATGTATGTGTTGGCGGGTAATAATAATACGCTTTATCAATACACCTTAGCCACCGCCTTTGATTTAAGTGCAGTATCTTACAGCGGAAAGAGTTTAAGTGTCACCTCTCAAGGATCAAATCCTAATAGTATAACATTTAATGGAGATGGAACTAAATTATTTATCTTGATTAATAATCAAGACTCTGTTTTCCAATACTCTTTATCTACAGCTTATGATATAAGCACAGCCTCTTACGACAGTACTAACTTTAGTGTTGCCACGCAAGAGACTACTCCACTAGGGTTAGCATTCAGTAGTAACGGCGTGAAAATGTTTGTTGTTGGAAATGCAAACGATACCGTATTCCAATACACCACAGGAAGCGCCCCTACGGCAAACACATCATACTTCGTAGCTAACGATGGTACATTTAGTACTACTAACAACGGGCGTAAAATAGGTAAAGCTATCAGTTCAACAGAATTACAAGTTAAAACAAAACTCACTGGTAGTGAGATGAATGAATACTTAGGAGGTTTGGTCTAATGAAAAAGACTATCGTAGAAACAGCAACAGGTCTATCGAAGTATGTCTTTGAGGATGCAGCAGAAATAGTGATGTCTCCTGATAACATCATTACGCCTGACTTTATTATCGGTGACTTGAATGCTGTTAATGCAACGTTACACGAGAACGTAACACCACCAGAAAACTGGACAGGTAATCGTTACACTTTTGATGGCACTACATGGACAGCTAATCCTGATTGGGTAGACCCTGCGACACTTGAAGAGGAGGGCGAGTAATGGCTAACTTAACAGATTTAGTAGCTACCGCTGGTAGTAGTGGCTTTGCATCAATGCAGGTGTTTACTTCAAGTGGCACTTGGACAAAACCATCAGGTGTAACAAAGGTAAAGGTTACTGTAGTTGGTGGTGGTGGTGGTGGATCGGCATGGGATAGCAGTAATGATAACCCAATGGGCGGTGGCGGTGGCGGAGCGTCTATTGAAGTAATTGATGTTTCGAGCGTATCTTCTGTCGCTGTAACTATTGGTGCAGGTGGCGCAGGTAGTGGTACTAATGCTGATGGAAGTACTGGCGGCACTACGTCTTTTGGGAGTTACTTACAAGCAACAGGCGGTGACGGTGGTAGTCGGTCTAACGGATCGCCAACTGCTGCGGCAGGTGGTGTTGGCTCTAATGGAGACATAAACTTTACTGGTCAAAAAGGTAGTGGTGGTATGGATCAATACAGCAACGAAGTCAACGGCGGTATGGGCGGTAATTCACTTCTAGGTTTTGGTGGTGCGTTTATGCAGCGAAATAGTAATGCCCAAGCTGCTACTGGTTTTGGCGGCGGCGGCGGAGGTATGAACGGAGCTGGCTCCCCCACAGGTGGCGCAGGTAGTGCTGGTATCGTAATCGTAGAGGAGTACGTCTAATGAAAGCCCACGTTGTAGAAAACGGTGTTGTTACTAACACAGTAGAGGTAGACAATCTTTCTGATATACCTAACCTTGTTGCTGCTACTTCTGGGGGTATTGGGTGGTTATATGATGGTTCATCTTTTAGTGATCCTAATGCACCTACTCAAGAAGAACTAGATGCACGTAAAAGTATTTCAATGCGTAACCTCAGAAACGCTTTACTTGCTAAGACGGACTATCTTGCGTTGTCTGACGTTACTATGTCTACTGAGATGATTACCTATCGCCAAGCTCTGCGTGACCTACCAGCACATGAGAACTGGCCTAACCTAGAAGAGTCTGACTGGCCTACTAAGCCTTAGTGTAATGCTCTGTGTCCTTGCATTTATTTCATTTAACCACGCTTGGACACAGAGTGGTAACCGACTGTTTCAGTACTGTTACTACGACTGTGGATTAACTAAGAACGGTACGTGGTACGACAGGGTATACAGAGTGAGTTACAACTACGTATGTCCTATAGAAATTAAGTTTAAGTAGAGGCTAGTAAAGCTATGGAAAACATTAAACTGCCTATAGCTCTTGTTGCAGCTATGGCTGTCCAGCTTGCAGGTGGTGTATGGTGGGTGTCACAGCAGGCTGCTACCATTGCAAGCTTAGAGGAGACTGTCAGTCAGCTTGGCTCACGTATGGCTATTGAGGATAACATTAACCTTAAGCGTGACGTTGAAAGCAATGGCGTAGAGATACAGTACGTATGGAGTGACATAGAAGAGTTATGGGATGAGCTTGCCTCTATGACCTTAGCTATTAATGAGATCAATAAGCTTAAGCAACGCATAGCCGTTATGGAGAGTGAACTACGATACATCAACAGAGATCATAGGGACATGACTAAGTAAGATGATTGAAGTATTAGCTCTTGCAAGTGCGGTAAGTACAGTCGCTGGTAGTATCAGTAGTGCAGTAAAGGCGGGTAAAGATGTAAACAGTCTTATGCCTGCTTTTGGTAAGCTTGCTAATCTTGAAGCAGAGATTGGTGTTGCAGAGAAGGGTAGACACAAAGGACCACTGGGCCGTTTAACATCTACAGAAGAAGAAGGCTTTGCAATTGCTCAAGCAAAGATGAAGCATAAAGAAGTTACAGATGAACTCCGCTCTATATGTCAGCTGTATGGACCTCCAGGTATGTGGGAGAGTGTAGTACATGAGCAAGCACGAGCACGTAAAAGACGCAAGGATGCACTTGAGGCTGAGGCTGCAAAGAGAGATAAGATCTTTTATGCTCTTACAATAGTAGCTGCTATCGTTATCTTCGCATTAGGTAGTGCAGGTCTAATCTGGGGTGCTGCTATACTGGCTCAAGAGATAAAGTAAACGCTGTCTTGACTTGACAAGTATACCAATAAATGCTATAACTTAGCTATCCTTTACTCACTAACTATAGGTACTAAAGAGCATGGGTCAAACAACAATCACAAATGAAGAACTTGAAGCTATGCTTGACCGTGCTGCCCGTAAGGGTGCGAAGGAGGCACTGGCTTCTATTGGCTTGCTCGATGACTCCGCACAGAAAGATATTACTGAGATGCGCAGCTTACTAGAGGCCTGGCGTGACACTCGTAAGTCTATTTGGAATACAGTAACAAAAGTAATAACAGTCTCTATGCTCACCTTTATAGCTGGTGCAGTATGGATGAACTTAGATAAGTAAGGGTAATCTAAATGCTGGATATGTTTAGCAACAAACAAAAATACACCATCCTTTCCAAGACAGGCTATACAGGGTCTGAACAAGGGGACGAGATGGAAGCTTTCATGCAGTCTAAGCCTGAGGCTAGATCCCTTATGAAAAAGCTGGAACGAAAAGCTAGAGCAATGCAAGGCTCTCCTACTGCTGAGACAGATACTAAGACAGTAGGCCTTGCTACAGGTGGCTTGACTAGTCCTGACTCAGTCACCCCTTCTACTAATGTTGCTGCCCCTAACTACGGCTACATCACCCCTCAAGCTGACCAAGAGATTCAAACAGGGCCAGACCAAGCAGCTACCACAGCTGGGTTTGACACTATTGGTACTGCTGCCCAAGCTACCTCCCCTCAGACAGCCCAAGTTTCTACCTTTGCGCCCACTACTGTTGCACCTGAAGTTAAGAAGGTTACAGAGGAAACAAAAGCACAAGAGGGCGTTGTCTCACAGCAAGCTCAGGTAGATGCGGCTCAGCAAGATAAGTCTGCAGTGTCTGACCTAACAGCTGCTCAAGGCGCTGCAGTACTGATGAACAACCCTGTGCAGCGTAAGATTGAAGCTGACCCTGTAACTGGTCAAAGTGAGTTGATATCGCCTGTAGCTAATGCTGAAACTGCGTCTAAGTTCAATGAAGAGATACAGGCTGCAACGGCTACACCTACCAAGCAAGCTACAGTAGCGGGTCAACTCGAATCTTTGATGGCTGACTTTGAGGGTGGGGAAACCCCTGCTTGGGCTGCTGGTTCCATGCGCACAGCTATGGCTACCTTGTCTGCTCGTGGCTTAGGTGCATCTAGTATGGCTGGTCAAGCAGTTGTTCAAGCAGCTATGGAAGCGGCCCTGCCTATTGCTCAGATGGATGCACAGGTACAGGCACAATTTGAAGTTCAGAACTTGTCTAATAGACAGCAACGTGCTATGCTTGCCGCACAACAACGTGCTACCTTTATGGGCATGGAGTTTGATCAGGCATTTCAATCTAGAGTAGCTAACGCCGCTAAGATATCTGATATAGCCAACATGAACTTCACTGCTGAACAGCAGGTAGCCTTAGAGAACTCTCGTGCAGCTAACACGATGGCTCTAACTAACCTATCTAACGATCAAGCTATGGTAATGTCTGAGGCTTCTGCTTTAGCTAACCTTGATATGGCTAACTTAAATAATAGACAGCAAGCAGCTGTTCAGAACGCTCAGTCCTTCTTGGGTATGGATATGTCTAATCTTAATAATAGGCAGCAGACCGAGATGTTCAGGGCACAGCAAAATATTCAGGCTCTCTTCACGGACCAAGCTGCTGAGAATGCTGCGGCACAGTTTAACTCTGCATCTGAGAACCAGACAAATCAGTTTTTTGCTGACCTTCAAGCTAATGTTTCTAAGTTCAACGCAGACCAAACCAACGCTATCGCACAGTTTGATACCAGTGCTGTAAACTCTACCAATCAATTTAATGTAGCCCAAGACAATGCCTTTAAACAGTTTATGATCTCAAATAGTTTAGTTGTTGCTCAAGCTAACGCTAAGTGGAGACAGACAGCTGCTACACAAAACCAATCGGCTGCTAACGAGAGAGCCTTGTACGTAGCCAAAGAGCAGAATGCTTTAACACAGGCTGAGATAGATGAGATCTGGCAGCGTGAGCGTGACGAGATGGACTACGTGTTTAATTCTTACCAGAACGATCAGGACAGGGCTAACGCAATTGTACTACAGAAACTTGCCGCTGATGCTGAACTTGATGCAGCTAAACTCCAAGCAGAAATAGGAGCTAACCAAGAGATTGCTAAGGCTCTCTTTGATTGGTTATACTAAAGGATAAAAGTAATGGCTTTCAAGACTAACTACATGACGAAGTACGACCAGCTTGACAGGTTCGCTAAACAGCAGGAAGACCCCACAACTAAAGCTGCTGGTACTTCTTCAAGAGAGAGGACTAAGAGGATGCTTGCCTTAGGTGAGGCTCAAGCGGAGCAGACCAAGGCCTCCATGAAGAGTAGTGCCCAAGGTGTTAGGAGGATTTTTAGTCAGTCGGATATCGGTGCATCTAGGGAAAGAGCTTTAGCCCCTGACTTAGACATGGCTTCTTGGATTCAGGGTATCGAGGAAGATGCCAGCGAGAATAAACCAGAAGAGTCTTACAACCCAATCCAACTCTCAGAGGACTTGTACGGTAAGAAGGGTGTCCAAACTGGTGAGGTTGCCCCTCAGTCTTACTTCGACTCCCCTCTGATTGAAGGTGAGCTAAGGGGTAACTCCCGTAGGGCTGGTGACGTTAGCCCCGCTGTACAGCAAGAGATAGTCAATAAGATTGTTGATGTAGGGAGCAAGCTAGGCATGACAGATTACGAGATTGCCTACACACTCGCAACTGTTAGGTATGAGTCAGGGTTCAATCCAGACGCAGCAGCTAAGTCTAGCAGTGCCAGAGGCTTAGGGCAGTTTATTGACAAGACAGGTAAAAGTTATGGCATCTTCCCTGAGAATCAGTGGGATGTGGACATGCAGGTTCAAGCGGTTCTTGAGCATACTTCAGATAACTTTAGGATGGCTAGGAAAAAGGGTTACAGCAACGACTACGTGTACGCTCTTCACCATGACGGACCTGCCCTAGATAGTGGAGGCTTAGGTCTATCTGAGGAACATATCATGCCTTACGTACCTAAGTACTTAGACTTAGTCGAAAACTTTAGAGGTGAAGTATAATGGACGGACCTATCCCAGGGCAATCCCTAACCAAGACCCCACGTAATGCTCTGTACGAGAGACCTCCAGAGATTACAGACCCTAACGATGCAGTCATCTGGCATATGGAGAAGCTGTCTGATCCAAAGAGATTGGATAACTTGCTGTTCACCCTTGAGTATGGGCTTCCAGTTAAACATGCAACTCAGGCTGCACTTACCATAGCTGTAGCCAAGGGTATCCATAACCTTGACATCAGTCTGATCATTGCCCCTGTCATACACAAGTTCATAGCCTCAACAGCGGAAGAAGCTGGTGTTGAATACTTAGATGATTTTAAGAATACAGAGACAACGGAAAAAGAAGAGAAAGATAAGGTCGGTATCCTACTTGATAAAGCTCTTGCTGAGACACCCATCGAAGAGAGGGACGAGGGTTACGAAATGCTTGGTGAGTTTGCTGAGGCAGTGCCTGACATTGATGTTGCTCAGGATACTGAAGGCGAGATATCACCAGATGTTTCTGACGTAGCCGATGCACTGGCTGAGGAAGCGCCTCAAAGTAAATCCCGTGGCTTAATGGCGAGAGGATAAAGACATGTCATTCAAGAAAATAATGATAGCTGGCAGTCTTGCTAAAGCATACAACGATCAAGTCGCAGAGAAGAAGGCTAAGGTTGCGGAGATCAATGCTGTAAAGCGTGAGTACTTATTTAAGACTGGTCTGAAAAATATACAGGATCGTAGGGAATCCCTTAAGGCTTCAAGGGCAAGGGTTTCCCAAGCTAAAAGGTTTGGCTTCTCCACTAAGTCTGCTAGGGCGCTTGAAATGTCTGGTCAATTAGAGTTTGAAATAGACAAGGTAGCTACGTTAACAAAGAATGGTAAGCTGTCAGAGAACTATGTAGAAACATTATCAGCATTTCTGGACGAAAAGGTAGAAGGCGACGAGGCTCTTGCTGCTGCAGTATCAAGGGGTCTGCAAGGTGAAAGCTTCAAGACAGAAGAGGACATGTCCTTGGGTCTTATTAACGCAATGGGAGACCTCAATGAACTCCAAGAACAGTTCTTAAAAACCACTGAGTCTTCTGGAAGGACAAGGCTACCCGCATTTAGGCTAAACTCTACTAAGGGGCCACGTATTGAACTGTCAGATCGGAAGTCTATTCAAGCACAGCTGGCCTCATCCCTCAGTACAATGTACGATACTAACTTCTCTATTAACAACGTAGGTGATGTTGTGTTCAGCCAGGACGCCGCACCAGATGTTCAAATACTTTTTAATAACCTTACTGAAAAGACGGTAGAGTTAGCAGAAGATCCTACAAACAGTTTCAGCCCAGTGTCTGCTCTAAGTACGGTTATTGGTAGTATTGAAAACAGTTCTAACGTACCTGCAGTCACTGTTCTTGAAAAGATAGATGAGGCAATTACTACACCTGGCTTTAACTGGGAACCTTTCAAAGCCCCCACAGGTACTGGTACAGGTACTGGTACAGGTACAGGTACAGGTACTGGTACAGGTACTGGTTCTCCGTTAGGAGATATCTGATGAGTTACGTAGAGCAAGCTGAAGGAAAGTACTTTAACGAGTTACTGGACCAGGAAGAGTTTCAGGAAGACCTTAAGTCTTTCTTCTCTGGAGGTAGGTACAACTACACACCTGAACAGCTGGAGGACACTGACCAACTTGCAGACGACTTTGCACAGCACATGAGATGGCAGTCTATGAACGAGGCTACAGCTGTCTTTGATTTGTTGTATGTACAAAAGTCGGAAGAGGAAGCCCCGAAGTCGGGAAAGCTTGCCTTCGGAAAACTAATGCAGGCCTACGATGTATCCGAGGGTGGAGGTACTGGAGGTTTTGAAACAGCTTGGGACTACACATCTTCTTTTATCGCTTCCCCTTCAACGGCTGTAACTGCAGCTACATTTGGCTTTGGTGTAGGGTCTAAGATTGCCGCTAAGGCTACTGCTAAAGCCAGTCAAATGGCTGTTAGGTCGTATGCTAACAAGCTTCTTGCCGAGGGGCTGTCCAAGCAAGCTGTTAAGGAGACAGTTAAGAAGGGTGTGACTAAGGAAGGCCTCAAGGCTGCAGGCATTTCTTTTGCTGGGGAAGCTGCTGTAGGGGGTGTAGCCTCTTATGGTAGGGGTGAGACAAGGGAAGCTGTTATTGAAGGATACGACTACACCGTTGGTGACTTGGCTATTGACGCTACAATAGATGGCACTCTAGGTGCGGTTGTTGGTGGGTTCGGCGGTGCTTGGACACAGTCATCCAGAAATAAAGCTGCTGACATTCTAGTTGATCAAGCCAAGAAGGCTAGTGATACCGCTAAAGCAAATGCAAAAGCAGCTATGGATTCAATAACCTCTAGTGGTCTTTCAGATGAACAGATCAACGACACTATGAGTGATATCGTGGACCTAGCTCAGATGTTCCGAGCAAGAGAAACAGGTAAGACACTGGACCCTTTGAGCAAAGACGCAGTTAAAGAAGGTGAGATGATCTTCAGCCGTATGCTAGACGAAAGAGCTAACGAGTTGATCGCCCCTGGTCTAGACATGAACACAGTCAGAGGTATTGCTGCGGCTAGTCTGAAGTTAAAGGAGACTCTGAAGCTAAGACCTGGGGAGCGTGTCAGTTCTGCAGTAGCTCGAGGTATCTCTGATGGATCTGTACAGGCAGAGCAACTAACAAACATCCGTAGAGAGTTTAATCTTTCCTCTGAAGAAATGTCTTACCTTTGGTTAGCTGAGTTGTCTAAGGCTGGTAAAGTCCTTGCCGAAGGTTCTAAGCTTAAGAAGGCTATGACCCAAGAGCTAGACATCCTAGCAAGTAAGGGTGCTTCCGTCTTCACAGGGAACGAGGCTACAGAAATATTTAGTAGGTTGGAGAGGGGTGGTGCTTATAGCCTCTTGCAAAACTTAGACCAAACTAGAATTGCTTTCATGACCTCTCAAGTAGGCACTACAGCTGCAAACGTTGCAACGGGTGGTTACAATGTCGTAGCTGACATGTCCGACTCTTTCTGGAAGGATGTCTTGAACAGTACTGTAGGTACTAAGATGCCAGACGGTTCAGTGCAGAGAGGGTGGACTGGCGGTACCCTCTCAGTTTTAAAAAGCTTTACAGTCAATAGAAAAGAATCAGAAGTCCTTGGGTCTATGCTCCTTGAGGATGCCCCTCTTAAGTTCACTGAGTTATTCTATGAGACGCAGAGGGTGGGTGACCTAACTAAATCAGACAGCTTTCTAAATAGATCCGCTAGGTTTGTGAACACCCTTAACATGGCAACCGATGCTGTCTTCAAGCAGGGTTCTTTCTATGGGGCATTTGACAGGAGGCTGAGGGAACTGAATGATCCAAACCTAGGAACAAACTTTTCTGATTACCTATCAAAGCATACTGACCTTGAGGCTGCTAGGTCTGCGGGTGTGGTAGACTACGCAACGGACTACGCTAAACGTTTTACATTTCAACGTGGGTACGAGGGAGATAAGTCTCTATTTGGTAGGGGTGCTGTTGGACTCCAGCAGGCTCACAGGAAGTTTCCGTTTGTTATTTCTGGAGGTCTAAACATTCCGTTCCCTAGGTATGTAGCGAACCACTTGGAATACATAAACGACTACACGCCCATAGGTATAGCGACTGGTGGTCTAGACCAACTGGAGAAGCGTTTATACAAACAGGACGCTAAGTCAGTATCGTACTTGGGTGACCAGTTTAAGACAGGTAAAGATAGAGTAGCCAGACAAATGACAGGGGCTATGATTACTATAGGTGGTGTCGTAATTGCTGCTCAAAAGAATGGTGAAATAGACTACGACAAGATTGTCACAGCTACTGGTGCCGAGGTGGACGTAGGTAGAACAGCTGGTCCTTGGGCGGCTAACCTCCTAATAGGTGACCTAGTCTGGCGGTCTGGGTTGTTTGGCAATGAGCCACTACCAATCAGCGGTGAGGCATTTGCTAAGAACGCCAGCGAAGTACTGGCAGGTATGGGAGACTTAGGCTTTGATATAGATCTTGTGGGTGACCTTGCGGCGTCTATCAAGGATGGTGAGTTTAATGAGGCTGCCCTTAAGGGACTAGGCAACATTGTGGCTACCTTTACGTACCCTCAAACTATGGCAAGAGATGTCGCAGCACAGTTATCTGACTTCGCAAGAGGTAATCCTTACGTGAGGGACGTTAAGGGTAATCCACTTACGGGTGAAAGAAACTTTCTAGAAGACGTTGTAGGAGAAGGTATCCTCAGAAATCAGGCCTTACGTTTTGTAATGGATATGAAGGGTGTAGCCCTTACTCAAACACGTAGGGACTCTGACGGTGAAGACCTAAAGCTTTACTCGCCGTTTAACCCAACACCTGTAGGTGGGTACAACCCCATAACAAGGCAGCTTGGCTTTACCCAAGAACCCCCTAGTACCGACATACAAAAGGAGATGACACTCCTTGGGCTTGAGGAATACAAACTGTATGGGAATACTAAGACAAAGAATGCCACTCTCGACTACACAGTTAGAAAACTTCTAGCCAGAGGTATGCCTGGTGTTCCCACTATGGCAGAAGAGTTTAAATCTTGGAAGGCAAACTGGCAGTTGAACAACAGGACAGAGTACGCTGGTAGAACATACGATGAATTGGGTGATGATTACACACTGAAGAAGATGGCACTACAGGATTTTGTAAATCATAGAGTCTCAAATGCACAAGACCTTATGACAGATGCATTTGAGACTATGCTTGAATCAAACACAGGTAGAAAAAGGGCTGCAGGTTTCCTACGAAACCAGTACGTACTGACTGAGAAATTACTTGAGTCAAGTAGTGGTAGAAACTTTGATGAACTAGTGTCCCTGATGACTCAGGACGAGGACGTAAAGTACAAATCCGCAAGGGACTACCTAGGCGACTCGTCAAGCGTTGAAGAAGAGCTAGCCCGTAGGAGAAGGGTAATCAGGTACGCAGAGGATAACTACGACTTTGACAAGGCCATCTTCCCTCAACAGTTCCTAGGATCTGAGGAGACGGACTAAAAGAAAGAACCCCCAGCTAGTAACTGGGGGTTTAGTTTGAAGTATCATTTCTTATCGTTGGCCTCAAGCATCAAGTCTCGATACCTGTAAGCTTCTTCTACAATCTCGTCAGACCGTAGAAACTTGCCAGATGCAATCAAACCAGACAGAGCGCATCCAGCAAAGTAATCCCCAGTCTGGACTTGCCCAGGGGGAATAACGTTTACTTCTTTAGTGAGGTAGAACTCTTGGGCTTCTTGCTCAAGGGTTTTCTTTTTGGGTGGCCTACCTCTGGGCCTCTTTGAGTTAGTAGCTGTCATGGGCTTCACTATATACTCTCTTTCATAAAGACCTTCACCCACTGTGCACAGATGTCAGATCTTACAATATCGTCTACACCAAACTCAACTACTGGTACAGGAAGCATGTACTTCTTAGCTAAGTGTATTACTTTGGACAGACCGTCAGCCTCCTTGAGGTCAGACTGCTGAGCGTCACCGTTGAGAACAATAGTACTACCTTCTCCTACCCTAGTCAATAGCATTTTTAGTTCGTGAGTGGTAATGTTCTGAGACTCGTCTACGATAATGAATGAGTTGTCAAAGCTTCTACCCCTCATTAAAGCTAGAGGTGCCATCTCAATGTTTCCATTCTTAATGCCTGTCTCAACGGCACCCTTACCTAGGTGTTTAATAAGGACATCAAGAACTGGTAATGCCCAAGGGTAGGTCTTCTCCTCAAGTGTTCCTGGCAGGTAACCCATATCTTTACCCACGGCTACGTGAGGTCTGGTGATTACGATCTTGTCAATCTCTTTTAGGGTGTACAGGTCAGCTGCAAAGGTGGCGGCGATGTAGGTCTTACCCGTTCCAGCTGGCCCTAAGATAAAGACTTGTTTGTTCTCCCTCAGAGAATCAATGAGAAGCTTTTGATTGGTGGTCCTAGGTAGTAAACCAGACGTTGTCTTATTAGCTGCATTTTTATAGTTGGTCTTACGTCTTGTCTTCTTTGGCTTCTCTGGAAAGTCTTCCATTAACGTTGTTCCTTTTCCAGTAGTTCTTTAAGCTGAGTGTAACCGCCGATGTAATTACCATTGGGTGAAAAGATCTGAGGAACTGTGGTAAGACTGGCCCTCTTGATTAAGGTTAAGACCCACCTTGAGCTTTGGGAATGCACGTTGTACTCTGTGTAAGGGTATCCCCTTCCTTTTAGTAAGGCCTTAGCTGAATCACAGAAGTTACATTGTTCTCTGGTGATGATAGTGTACATAAGTTCTCCTTAAGGTAATAAGCAGTTTAGACACTTGCTTAGGTGAGTTGGTTACACTAGGTCTACGATCTCGCAGCTATCCCCAGAACAAGCTAAGGTCTGACTACCTGCTGTGTTATCCTCGCTCTCATACTCCGATAGCTTAGACCAGTTGATAGACTTAGGCATCACACTTAGCAGTTCTTTATAGGCTTTCTTGTCGCACTCTTGATAAGGAGCCTGTTGGTACGTGTGTTCGTCGTAAGGTAGGAATGACACACCTGACATCTCGTCAAAGTTCTTGTACACAAATGCACCTACTTCAAACCATTCGTCATTCTTTACGTTGATAGTAACGCTAGGCTTATGCTCTGACCATGACCTTTGATAAGCCAACCACATCTCCAGCTGGTCAATGGCAGGCATATCGGCAGTACACACAGCACCAGACGGAGCCTTCATAGGAAAGCTAAACACGGTTGTCTGATCTGGTTTAAATGCCTCAGGCTCATGTGGAATACCTTGGTCCTTCATGAACTGTGTTAGAGGATCTTTGTTGTCACCACGTACAGTACGAATGTAATAGGGTGAGTGACGAGCATGAATACCAGAGGCGGAATCAACCAGCTGTGATACCGTACCGGAAGGTTTAACACATGTGATAGCAGCAGAGACAGGCAGACCAAGGCGTTCAGCCCACTCAGCATTAGTAGAAACGGCGATAGACTTAAGATGCTCAAGTGTTTTCTCCAGTCCTTTATTCTTGAGGGTCATTAGTGGGTTGTCCATAATTCCTGTCAGTGACACACCAAGTAGACGCTCCTCCTCAGTGTTCTTCTGCCAGATCTTACGGAGGTACGGGAACTTAGTAAAGCTAGACTGGATCGTACCCAGTATCGTAGCAAGACGTACCTTCTCAGACAAGGTCTCTAGGGTATCAGTCGCACGTACAACAACTTCCGTTAAGTTACAAAACTGATTGGGCCTTAAAATTATTTCAGAACAAGGGTTTGTACCGAATTCATAGTTAGAGTCACGGCGTCCGTTCTTGGCAGCTTGGTTCTTAGAGGCTTGCCTATTGAAGATACCACGCTCACCAGACCCTGACTCAACTAGTGACATCCACTCCCTCATGAAAGACACACTGTCTGGTTTCTCAGTGTAGGACACAGAGTTGTTTGCGAGTGCACGTTGCGGGTTAGTCTTCCACCACTCACCAGACTTAGCGTGACGCATACGGTCATCACTCAGGTTAGACAGTGAGATCATGGCACTACGGCGCACTCCACCTACGACTACCACCTCACCAATCTTACACATAACATCGTGACACTCAACGGAAGAAAGCTTACGTCCTTGAGCATCCTTGAATGTTTTGATAGTGAAGTTAAACAAATCAACCAAGGGTGCTGGACCTGACGCCCGACCACCAAAGGTCTTCAAGGGTGCACCAGCTGGTCGTACCTTTGACACATCCCAAGTAGGGATCTCACCACTGTATAGGAGTGCAATCAATTGACGGAAAGACTTAGCCCACCCCTCCTTACTGTCCTTGACGACGATGTTGGTCTCACTATCGAAGAGTTGAGGCACCTCTGGAAGCTTGCTGACGAACTGCCGCTCTACACTAAAGCCAACACCAGTACCACAGAGCAGGATAAACATAGCCTCGTCGAATGACTTGAGGTCGTCTACAGGTAGGTAGCTGCAGTTGTACATGCAAGTGTTATCCCGCTCAGCTGCTGGACCTGCAGTCATAAGGCCACGCATAGATGGCATAATTTCTAACCCAAGGATAGCTTGTTCGAGTTTGTACTTGGTGTTAGGGTCTACCAGATCACGAATGATGTTGACAGAGAAGCGGGTTACTGTGTCGTCCCAAGACTCACGGCCTGAGCCATCATAGTACTTAGCGTACCGTGACTTGTGGATAAACGATTGGTAGTCGGTGGGTAATTGGTTACTCATTGTGCGTTGTGTCCTTTAAAGTAAGTATGTTAAGTTAGGTGCCCTGTAGTTTGGTCCCTTAAGAACCTTTCCGTCAGACCTAAAGATTGGCTTATCGTCATCGTCTAGCTTGGACATGTTACTATCGTGTACTAAAAGAAATGCATCGTACACTGTGTTGTGTCCGTAGAAACCTTCAGCAGATTCTATTGCCTTATCGGCACTCTCAAGCAGATTGTTTATATCCTCCAGCTCATCGTCAGAGATCAATAGGTCCAAGTAGTTTGGGGATACTAATCGGAACCCTTCTAGGACATACATCAAGTCTGCTGCCTCTTTGAGGTGGTCTACTGTTCCAGCCTTCTCAGCTTCAAGTTCATTGTACTCTTCTTTAATAAGGTTAACCCATAGTCTGGGGTCAAGGGAGGCCTTAAAGATTAAGATGAACTCTTCTAAGCACTCCTCTGGTGTTGGTGGTAAAAAAGCTTCAATGTCTTCTTGGGTTATCATACTTCATTTCCTTACTGATCATATGTACTTACATCACAAAGGACAACCTCGATGTCATCCGTATCGTATACCAAGTCCTGCAGTAACTCGTCTATTACTCTGCAGTTTTCTCCGTAGTCAACCTCTAAGAAGTTAGCTTCTGGGTCAACGTCTAGAATTAGTCTAGCTTCAAATCGCATTGACAGAACCCCTAGTTATATCGGTTACATGCCTCAGGTCAACCATATTCTTTTCTCAACCTATCAAGAGATACAAACTCTGGTTCGTAAACACCGTTGGCTATCTCTCTTTTAATGATGCAACCTTTCCACCACTCTAGATTAGACTGTCCAGCCCAGCCTTCTGCTCCGCCTTTGAAGCACCCTGCGACCAAGCCGATAATCGAGTTAGGGTGAGCAGAGTCCTTGAAATAGATAGAACGCTTGTGACTATGACCACAAGTAGAAGAATGGTTTCTACTTTGGAGTAGTCCGTAACCATGGTGAATGCCAGACATAGCTGACCCAAAGTTACCACTAGAAAAGAAGTGAGCGTATGAGACACCATCGTAGTCAGCGATTGCTGGTGCCGAGTTTTGGTATTCGTGGTACTCGTCGAACCAGTGGTCCGTTTGAAGATGCCCGAAGGATATCCCGTATTTGTCTCCCTTAAGTCTTGGGTCATGAGCGATAGCTTTCTTAATTCTATTTTCGTGGTTACCTTCAAACCCAATCCAAAAGGGTTTCTTGTATTTCCTTATACTGGGTTTCTTTCTTAAGCGTTCCATTGCATCGTTGTAATGCTCAATGTCCTGACCATAGTTCTGTGACACGATGGCCTCAGGGTACCTAGTGTCAAAACTATTTAGTGACTTCATGTCTGCACCGTCACCAAGGTCGATAACATAGCTAGGGTTAATGTCGTAGATCAGTTCACCTAGTAGATCAAACCTATCATTAGGTATGTTTGGATCTGTATGTGCACAACTGAATACGACTGCTGTTTTATTCGACATACTCTAAAACCTTCCTAGTCATCTTGTTCATGTGATCTTGTTCGGTGTTACCTAACTCATCAATTAAGAATGGACCTGTCTTGTGTAGTCTGTCTACATCATCCATAGCATCTTTCATTGACGTGTAGTAGTACTCCTCTTCAAACTGTTCATTAGTTGAGCAGTGTCTTGCCAAACACAGGTTCCATATATGCCCATCCTCGTCGTCGTAAGGGCCACGTATAACTTGGAGTATCTCTACTCTGCCTCTAAAGGGTTCAGTCATCTTTGATTTCCTCTAACCATTCGTCTGGTATTAGTTTGTCTGCGTACTTGAAGCCGTTCTTCTTACACCAGTCACCGTAAGAACTCTTCGCACCTTTATATAACTTCTGATTGCTGTTACTAAAGACGAACCTTATATCTAAGTCTGGGTACTGATCTTTTATTTCCTTGTGTTTGCGTCTGTCATTTGAAACAAACCGTCCTTTGGTTTCTATTATGATGCCGTTAGCTAGTACAAAGTCGGGAGTGTAGGTTCTGTACTTCATGTCTAGCCAACGTATCTTCTCCTTCTCGTATGTAAACTCTACATTCTTAGTGCGAAGGAACTCCGCAGTGTCCTCTTCCAAACCGGAACGATAACCTGCTTGTAAGGCTCTTCGCCTAGTTTTGTTGTAGCTCACCGCTATACTCCAAGTCTTCTGCAACCATTGGTTTCTTTACTACCTTAGTTAGGAACAGGGGCTTGTCGCTGTAGATAAACTTGCGAAGCTCAGGGTAGCATTCTTTCTTGAAGTCACAGTAGGAACAGGCCACGCTAAGCTTCTGGTTCCCCTTTGGATTCTTAGGGGACTGAGGAACAGGTTTGAAGGCTCTATCAGGTGGCTCCTGCTGAGATACCATAGACTTTAGGTGAGCTACCTCTTTCTCTTTGTCCTTCATCTCCTCCGTGAAGTCATAAATATCCAAGCAAATATTTCCATTAACTTTATCTATAACTAAAAATGCGCCCTGGGTTTTGTTTGTGACAAGGGGGTCATCCTTCGCAGCGTAGACGTAGGAAGACAGCTGTGAGATGTAACCGAATGGATCGTCATCACGCAGGTTGCCATCCTTGAACTTCTTAAATGCGTAAGGTGAAGCTGACTTAACGTCCACCGTCATACCGTCTATGACAGCGTCTCTGTGTCCCTTAATACCGTGAACGTCCATACGATCTTGCATACCAGTAACACTGTGACCTGAGACAGCTGCTATCGTAAGTACTAACTCCTCGATGATGTCACCATAAAAGAACTTGAGAAGTGTTGATGCATTAAGAGGCTCAGCTAAGTTTGTTTTGTTGATCTTGTACCACAACTTCCGCTCACACTGTGTGCCTAGGGCTGACAGAGATAGGTAACCCCGTGGCTCTTGTGGTTTAGCGAACCGTTGTTCTGCCATAGTGGAGATGTTGTTAGCCATGAAGTCGCCAAGAGCTTTGTCCCAACCGTTGTAGCCGAAGATTGTCTGCTCAATGTCACTTACTAAGGTGTCTATTGTTTTCATCTTATGTTCCTCTTAGGGTTGGTTGCCCCCACCCAACTAAGGGAAGGGGCTTTGGCACACACACACACAGCAGAAAGAAAGTAAACCTAGAAAGGGATGGCGTCGTCTTCGACAGCGACTGGTGCTGCCTTCTTAGGTTTAATGTCGGTCTTAGTCGTAAGGTTTGATAGGTCTCTGAAGGTAGAGGAGGGTCCACTATTACCGTCTGACTCAAACTCTACATGGTCAACTACTTGAACAGCCTCAAGGCGTGAACCTGTGCGTCCATTAGCATTGAAGAGGGATACGTTAACGAGACCAGTAGAACCGTTACCGATGTAACCGTCAGTCTCAAAGTCCCAAGGTTGTCCTTTAATGTTGGCAACTTTGGGTGCACCACCTTGCCACTCAAACTTACCCTTATGTGGACGAGCAAAGGTAACTTTATTACCTCCATCTACTGCGACTAAAACCTTACCACAGCCAGACGCCTTGAACTTCTCAGTGTTCTCCTCGTCTAAGATAATAGTAACTTTGTACTCACCCTCTTTTTCTTCATTCCAAACAGCACGATCTCGATTGTGTTCAAATACTTTTGCCCACTCCAGTGTACCGAATAGTTCTAGGATTTGTGTTTTAGATTCGTTAGGCATGTTGTTATCCTCATTGAGTTTCATATTGATTCGTTTTAGCATAGGACTTTAATGGGTGTCAAGCCAGTTTTTTCCTACATCATAAGATCCAGGGGTAGGTATTTTAAACCCCAGTTCTTTTCCTACCTCAAGCATACAGTCTGCTTGAAGCTTTCCTAGTTCTTCTGCTTCTTCCTTTGTTCCTATCACCTCTGTCTGATACTCGTCATGAATGAAGCCAACAAGCTTAAAGTTTATACCTAGCTTCCTAGCCTCAGAAGTCCAGCGTAGTAGTGTGTACTTCATTAAGATACTTTCAGCGTTCTGCAGCATACCTGCAAGTGCCTTGTGTGTTGAAGGTACAAGTACCTTTCGGCCATCGTACCCAGTAAAGTATCCCTGCTCACCCACTGCGGGTATCAGTTTGTTCTTCAGTTTAGCTAGACCGTCGATAGACTTAACGAAGTTATCTCTAGCCTCAACTGCCTTGGGCTGACTTACCTTAAGTATCTGGGCGGTCTTAGCTACACCCGCCCCTAGTAACCAAGCATAGATAAAAGTCTTTGCCATATCCCTAGTAGCATGGTCAAGTCCCAGTGCACGTTTGTTAACATTGTGAATGTCTGTCTCGTCTTCCTTCTTACCCTCCATGATAGCTCTAGCATACTGGTCAGCATCAAAGTATCTCCATAAATAATCTGCAAGTACCCGTAGTTGAATACCGTCTGCGTCCGTACCTACTAGGAAAGATCCACTGGGGGTTGTCCAGCAAGCACGAAGGTGTGAGTCGTACTGTTTCTTTACCTCTTCCACAGCTGTCTTAGGTTCTCCATGAAAGACTGAAGGTATGTTAGCAGTGTTAGGGTTGTTATGTGAGCACCTGCCTGTCCAAGCACCTATGTTGTTGATGGTACCATGTATCCTACCGTCAGTACCAACCTGACCTAACCACTCAACGAGTGAGCTTCTACGTCCCTCCAGTGTGAGCCATTTAGCTAAAGTCTTCGCCCCTTCAGGTGCATCCTCAGGCAGGGTGGTGAGATTATCCTCAGACACAGACCAACCATACCTCTCAAAGTGTTTCTTCTTCTCATTGTAGAACTCCTTAGACATTGAAGGTACAGTCTTGCCATAAGGATCTCCAACAGACAGTCGGCTGAAGTTGTTGAAGGTCTTGCTCTTATCAACTGGAGTCCATCCAGCATCCCACAGCGCATCAGCACGATCCTTAGATGACGAAGGCTTAAAGTGTACCCAGTCATAGCAGAGCAAGTCGTCACCCACACGATCAGTAAGGGCATAACGTTCCTTGGCTTTCTTGACTGTAGCCATCTCCTCCCCGTCTTCCTTTAGGCGATACTTAATTGTGTTTACCAAGTTTAACTTAGGCGTGAAGTCTACCCGAAACTGATCCGTTAGCTCAGCAAGCTTAGTCTGAATAGAACTTAGAAGCATCTCTGCCTTAGGCTTATCAAATGCAAAGCCGTAGTACTTTGTTCTTACTAACTCAGTCTGCAGGTCATGCTCAGCCCTTAGAGACTTACTCCAATCAGGATTCCGAATAACACTAGAGAAGTGTTCGTACAAAGCATGTGAAACCTCGATGTCTTGATACCAGTACTCAACCATTTCTTCACTGAATTTAGTCCAGTCATTATGTTCTCCTTTGTAGTTGCCTAGGCGGATACCCCAAGCCTGTAAGCTGTGACGATTCTTAGCGCCCTTAGGTATTTGTATATCGTAGTTTACCAGTCTGCTTATGATTAGAGTGTCTATGATTTTCTTTGGGTCAATTAGTCTAGGCTTAAGTAAACTGTTAAGCTGCACAGCGTCAAAGGAAAGGAAGTTGTGACCAATGATCAGGTCAGCAGACTCGTACCACTTGATTGCCTCAGCCTTAGCTACAGGATCTTCATGACAGTTATCAAAGCGGGTAACCTCACCTGTCTTAATGTCCTGACCACCACAGATCCAAAGCTTTTGGCAGTTGTTGAGACCTTCTGTTTCTATGTCACTGACTACGACTCTCATACGTTGAATGAAACCTCCTCTAGTAGTGTTGTGTCGGGATCATAGTAGACGGACCCTGCATTACCTAACTTAGCGAATGGTCTGTTCTTGTCAACAATAAAGTAAGTAGTGTTTCTTTCTGACTCGTCCTCTGCTTCAGTGTCACGGTTGAGTTTGATACACATGATAGCTTCTTCCTCAAGGGAGGCAGCATACTTGGTACGGCCATCGTCATTAACCTGAGAGATAAAGACCACACCTATATTCAGTTCCTTAGCAAGCTGAGCCATACGTGCACCCAAGGTTGTAAGAGTACTGGTTGCACCCTCCACCCCTGCATTTGACAGGTAGGCTAGGCGTTGGACATGGTCTATGAAAATAAAACTAGCGCCGTAAACCGTAGCAGCCAGTCGAACATAATCAAGAAGCTTCATTGGGTCATCGTGAGCTTGCATCTCAAAGATAATGGTTTGATCATCTCGTGCAGCTATCTTAGCAGACAAGACCACATCGTCCTCACTAACGCCATTCTCTGCAGCGTCTTCCTTTGTACGGACATTACAACCTAGCTCATACGTAGCCATGGCACGGTACGTTGTAGACTTCATCTCCTCCATGTGTAGCAAGGCTATCTTAGCCTCTGACTTTAGGAGCCCTATCTCAAAGTACCTAATCAACTCAGTCTTACCTTGACCACGTAAAGCTTTAATGAAGGTGAGACCACCCTTCACTAACCCTCTGATCTTATCGTCTAGTGCAGTGTGACCAGTAGCTACGTACTCGTAGGGGTTCTCAGTCCTGATAGCTTTCTCTACTTCAACGTCACCCACAAAGAAGTTATCTGGGGAAAACCGCTGAGGCTTAACCGCAGCCCACTTCAGATCGTCTTGGTCACCTGCTAGTATAAAGTCATTAGCATCTTTGTGCTTAGTCAAAGGGACATAGTAAAACTTCTCAGGGAATAACTCATAGAGCCTAGTCGCTGCACCCTTACCTGCATCGTCCTGTTCACCAGCGTAGACAATCTCTTGGAATGAGTTGAGGTAGTCAAAGTTACGCTTGATAAACTTATCAGACAGTGAGGCAGATGGTATCGACTTAACTGGGAAACTCTTACCTAGGGCTTGATATAAAGATGCAGCATCAAACTCACCTTCTGTAAGGTAAAGACGTTTACTAGAGCCAGCGTTAAAGTCTGGGCCAAAGAGATCCTGTAAGGCACCCTTCTCCTCAGTCCAGAACTTCTTCTCCTCAAAGCCTCTGTACTTTACATTTGATGGGTACTTAAATGCGTACCTAACCTCGTCACCCTCACTGTCCAGTTGAAGCTGGATCTTAAAGAGTTTACAAACGTCAGGATCAATACCCCGTATGCCGTTGAATGTTGCTGAAGCTATCTGCCTTGTGTGTACTGGTGGTTTCATTGTGTTCACTGGATAAGCCTCCTCTGCCCAATCAGCAATATCACTCCTAAAGTTAGGGCGTGGGTACTTACCAGGCTTACCTGTCTTACTGTCGCACACGTGGCAAAAACCTGACTTAGTTACTGAACTGTAGTAGAACCCGTCTGAGCTACCACAATCCACGTAGGGACACGCAACTCTTTCCACATCAAACTTCTTTTCTTCTGAGGCTATCATACCATGTCTCCTTCTGACCAGTCATCCCACTCGTCTTTGTTGTAAGCTTCGTCCAAGTCTCTCTCGAACTGTAAGTCATTCACATGACGTTGAACTATGAGAAGAACGTCCTCCTTTGACAGGTTATTCTCCCGCATGTAGTGGTCTAACTGTTGTGTGTCTGTGTTATCCATCTCTTTATCCTCTTGGTACTATTTGGAAAAGACCTTCTGTCTGCTTTAGAGAAAGTATTATATCAAGAAGCTGTTGGTATGTCATGACAAGCATCTCGTACTTCTCTAAACTATCATCCCACTGTCGTATATACACAACACCTTCCTCCGCTATAATCATCTCAACGTCATTCATGTTCCCTGTTTCATCAAGGCTTTGAATGATTGCTGCGTCCGGTTCAAACTCAACTGTAAACATACCGCCTCCTAGAATAAAACAAGGACAAGAAGAATGGATAGTAAGATATTCACTAGAGTTTCTCCTCGCCATTAAGTTGATTGATGCGCATCTGTGAGTACCTGATAACTTTTTCCAAGTCAATGATCTCACTCTCAACCTGCGTCTTACCCTCGTACATCTTGTAGCCTGCACGGCTAGCGTACTTAACGATGTTGCCTCGCCAGAACTCAAAACCATTACGCATGATGTATGTGATGGGTTCAATAGCCCACCGTGCATAGTGCTTAGGTTCATTTACGATGTCTGATGTATGTTCTGCCAATACACTCTCCTTAAAGTCTTCACGTTCTTTTATTAGACGATTCCATTCACTCTTTATCACGGAGTGTCTCCTCATATTTGTTAAACAGCTGTTCAAACTTCCACTCGTAAAGCTGCTGCATACCTATCAAGGCGTTCATCAGTTCATCCTCAGTATGTTCACCGTCACCCACCTGTTTGAAGACAACCTCAAGGTCATTGCACACACGCCAACAGTCTAAGATCATAGGCTCTAATTCATACATCTTAGTCATCGTCATCCTCCGTTAGTGCGTCCCATGCTACAGGGAATAACTCAATCATCTTGCGGTCAATCTGTTGTGCTACCTGCCGTGTCTCTGCCTGAGTGTCAGACTTGCAGCGTAGGTTACACATGTCAGCGAAGGCATCAAGGCTACCACTCCAGTACCACTCAGTCATAGTGCTTTGTGGTAGTACCATACGTGCTTGCTCCGGTGCTATGCCTATCTCTATCATTCTTTTGTACATAGCCACGACACCTTTTTTATAAAACTCTATCTGGTCACCTAATTTATAATCGTCCCACCAAACAAAGTTCATTGCGTAATCAGTGACATCACCATAGCTTCCCTGCTTTTTGTCTTTACTACGCCCTCTCCATACATCAGGTTCATAAATCTCAGGGTCTTCATCCACATAGCGCCTAGATATTTCGTTCCATCTCAAGAACTTATGCTTAACTAGCTGCCGTGCTACAAACACAGGAGCCTTGATGTGAAAGCTAGCAAAGCAGTGACCGAATGGACTGATGTGCTTGTGCTTGGCAAGATAGCGGATCAGCTTATCGTCTTTCTCCTTGAGCTTAGGTGGTCCCCAAGGATCGTCCTCCATCTCACTCACCTTACCAAAGGATACCCGTGCAGCGTTAGCTACCGTCAAGTCTGTACCCATATGGTCAATATATGTTACTTCAATCATTCTTTATTGCCTCCAATATTTTACCCTCTACTTTCCAACCAAAGGTGTCCTGATAGTATTCGACCTGCGATTGGTAGCCTACAGTGTTTAAAGTCTTAGCAAACCAATCACTACTAACTTTATTGTTTGGAACATCCAATATTTGTAGCCTTTTAGTTATCATGTACGCAGACCTTCCATTAGGCTTAAAGAAAATCAGACCAAGCTTACGTTTCTTAATAACCTTCTCACCTTTGGTATACTCCCCTTTATCGTACTTACCTAACATCTACCTGTATCCCAATACATTCTACTGTTTCATTCTTATCGTTGACCATTACCGCTGCATCTCTGAGAGCAGTACCGCAGAAGGTCTCGTTCTCGTATGTACCTAAGTGATAGTATTTTATGCCTAACTCAGGTACAAAGACAAACCATATCAACAACCAAGTATTAACCATTGTTCTTCTCCTCCCTTGCTTTTAGACCGTCCTCGATCATGTCCAAAAATTCTCCAAATTCATCGCCCAAAAGATTGTGCTTAGCAATTAGCTCGTCAATTAATCCAGAATTCTCTTCCACGTTGTTTCGTAACTGAATGTTCTCCCAAACCAAGTAAGCAAGGATAACCCCGTAGCCTAGAAGAATGATGTCAAGTGTTTCCAAAGTGTGTATCCTTTTTTGTTTGGCCCACCCTGCAGGACTCGAACCTGCAACCTAATGCTTAGAAGGCATTTGCTCTATCCAGTTGAGCTAAGGGTGGTATCTTTAGAACAAGGGGTAGTGAGTGTCACCCTTATCTCTCATTTGAATTGCATCGTCAATAAGTTTTTGAAGGAAGTCTGATCGAGAGTACTCACCCTCCCACTCTAGGTCGTCCCTTTCCTTTTGTAGGTTCGCTATGTGTCTGTCCAGAAGTACCAGTCTTTTGTTCATTGTCTTTCTCCATCTTACCCACCCAATGAGTGACATCATCGTACTCTGTTAGTGGTAACTCTTCGTCTTTCTTATCGTCTGCCATTGCTTTTATCCTTTTAATTAAATGCAGACCAGTAGTAGATGTACTATTAGTATATACTGTTAGTATCTATAAGTATTATTTTCTATAAAAGAAATAAATACCAAGGGTAATACTAACAGTACTACTAACAGTATTAACGTAGGTACCTCCTTCTGTATTTCAAGTACCCTATTCATCTTTTTTATAGATTAGGTAGACCACACACCAGAACACTACTGTGGTACCTATTGCTATCAACTCATATGTAGGCATTTAAGACCTAACCCTTCACTTTAAGTAAGCATGATAGCCTACTGTTATACCTGTGTTACTCTTACTTTAACATGAATAACTTGAAGTCTCTCTGCTCCATAGAGGACGTACTCGCAGCGACCCAAGGGTGTTGCTTTTTTAGCACACCATCAGCCCAACTTAGTAGGGAGTCTTCCCACCCATAGCTGCTGTCCAGGACTGCCTCCTCTGACGTAACTGACAGGTGTTTGTTGATGGCCTCTCTCCAGTACTGCCATTGCTTCCGTGTCCCTTGGAATAGATGGTGTGGTTTGATGTCTGTCTCCTCGCCTGTGCCATCGTTTTGTAGGTGAGCGAAAGGCCTATCATTTAGGTAGACCTCCGCTTGGTAGCAGTTGCCACAGTCTGACATCAGGTCATCGTGAAGTACTGATCTCAATTCTACTCGCATTACTCTGTCTCCCCATTGTCATAGTACCAAGCTGTAGGATCGTCAGGCAATACGCATGGCTTCCAGTGGTTAGGGTTGCCGTCATCATTTACAGTCGGACGGAAGTCAAACATATGTTTCAGTGTGTACGCCTTATCTCGCAGGTCACTTAGTTGTGACATTCGGACATCCATCATCTCCATTGTGTCATCTACCATGCTGTCCATACAGTTGTAGACTTCGAGTAGTATGCGTACTTCATCACGGGTCAGTTCTGTTTTGATTGTCTTCTTAGTCATGTGTCTTCTCCATTTAGATTATAATTCTGCAACGCCTAGGACGCCAGTGTTCTCCCACTCTGCAAACAGTCCTTGCTTTTCTAAGATGGCGTTGATCTTGTGGTTGACCCCAAAGTCATCCAAGACAGTGCCGCCAAACTCACAGTAGTAGTCGGCCCACACCTCTGGATAGTTGTCCTCCCCTGATATACGGAAGCCATCGTCATCCTCATAGACTGTCACGCCTAGCTTCTTGAGTTGGTTATATGCTGTGCGATAGTTCTTTTTCATGATCCAACTAGCTCCTTAACTTTGACCAATACCTTAGCACGATCAAGATAGTATTGCATGAGCTCAACGTCATCATACTCAACCTCACCCCATGATGTTTGCTCCATGTCACCCTCAAGTAGATCCTTGAGCATCAACAGTTCACTCGTGTACAGTTCTAGCTTATCCATTTGTCTCTTCCTCTTCCTCTTCTACCTTGTGAAACTTTACTGTGATGCACCCGTCACCGTCATCCTGTGCGACTTGCCACCACAACCCACGGCTGTCATCTGACAACACCATTGCATCAAGCCAATCAAAGAATACTTCTCTATCCATTACGCCATTCCTTTCATGATGTGTTTGATTACGTCTACTGTCCAACCATTGCCCAGCATACGGTACCGCTGCGTATTACTAACGTGTGCAGTGTATCCCTCTGGTACAGTCTGCAACCTCTCACATTCTAAGGGTGTCAGCTTGCGCCATGTCATGCCCTCGTCATATGTCAGGTGGTTGTTGTGTTCCCATGAGCTAGTGCTGAGGGTAGGTGTCTTACCATCTGTAGCTTTGAGACCTCCCTTGTTCCAACCCCTTCCCTTTTGTAATATCTTAGGCTCTGAATTACCTCCCGCAGATGCAAGTAATGTTGGTGCCTTACCTTCAGGGTGGTACACCCTTTTGATCTGACTGTTTTTGTAGTGATCGTATTCGGCAGCATCGCCTACATGAGCAAGGCCATCACCACTGAACACTAGCTGTCGCCTGTGCTTCTCAAAGTATGACTTGAGGTTGCCGCCCTTGAAGTAGTTTGCATCAATACAGTGTGACTTGTCTCTGTCGGTGTGCCCATCCTCTAGGATGTCAGACAACACAATGCCACGATCCTCTGGAATGCCATCCATAGGGATGTTCGTCCAATACAGTCGGTGCCTGTTCTGTGCTGACACTAGGTTGCTGTTGATTGCCACAGGCTCCACACCTAGCATCTCAGTGATAACGTCCATGCTCTCCTTTTTCATCCTTACATTTTCAAGCAGGAAATACTTAGGCTTGAGTGCCTTGAGCAGTCGGACATATTCAAAGAATAACTTACTGCGTGGGTCATCAAAGTTGAGTTGCTTACCTGCAAAGCTGAAGCCTTGGCACGGAGACCCACCAATCAGAAGGTCAATCTTATGGCCGCACTCAAAGTCATCAATCAAGTGGTCACCTGATGTTTGCACATGCCGCACATCGCCTAGGTGTATCATGTCAGGATAGTTGGCCTGAGCCACCTTGATTGCATACTTATCAATCTCCGCTGCGAAATAGTTTTTCACTTCGATGCCCAGCTGATCAAGTGCAATCTGACCGCATGACATCCCATCGAATAAACTTAACACGTTCATGGTCTTATCCTCTCTAATTAATCGTCTCTGTCAGGAAAATTACGAGCTTGTCCACATTGTCAAAGCCCTCTTGCAGGACAAGATACCCTTCCCGATCCTCTACCGTATAGGCCAGCAAAGCCCAGCTTGGATCTTCTCGCATGTCAGGGTTCAAGTAGTCCACAAAGATCCTGCACACATTGCCATGAATTTCCTCTTTCTGGAGTGATGG